CAGAACAACAACAAAAGGACTTTTTAAATGATGTTCAAGATGTAGATATTACATTTAGATATATTGGAATGGATAAAAAAGTTGTTGAAAAAATAGTAAACAGATTAGAAACCTTTAAATCAGAATAGAATGATAGTTTACAAATGTAATCAGTGTAGTATACTTAATGAAAAACAAACAAAGTGCTTGAGAAATGAGAATGATGTACCAGATAATTGGATAACAATGGACTTGAATTATTATAATAATAATCAAGACACTGATACTTCAGTTAAACTTATGACATCTGTATCAAGACTAAAGCATTTTTGTTCTAAAAAATGTTTCTTAGATTACTTTTTCCATCCTGATGAAGTTATGGCTAAAGCAAGAAAGAGTAGAAAAAATTAACCTTTAAATCAGAATAGAATGGCAATGGCAAAAAGATATTTTGACTCCGAAACTTACAACAAGTTAGGACAACCAGACTTAGGTGCAAAAATGTATTTTATAAGAAACGGCAAAAAAGTATGGGGAACTGTTTCTTCAGTACATTTTACAGGAGAAAAGTCAAAACACAAAGGAAAAATAGAATTAGGAATTTCACCCTTTAAATCAGAATAGAATGTATGACACTTAGAGAAACAGAATTAATAGGTAAAAAGCTTGTAAAGTATGGATTTCATAGATCTAAGGTTAATCATCATGTTTATACATTTATTTCAAAGGAAGTAAATGTGAGTCTTGAATTTAAACTCTACATCAGTTATATCTGGGTAGTAAACTTTACACATGATCTTGAGTATCATACTAGAGTTAACTTTGTAGAGCATACTGAAGTATTTACTCCAGAATGGTTGATAGATGAACACAATAAACTAAAAGCAATATTTAAATTTTTAGTATCATGATAAAAGTGTTTAGAGACAAGAAGATCACAAGTTTGATTGAAAATATATGCCATGAACATCATATGGTATGTAAAGTAGAAGACAGTAATATGGGGTATCTGTGGTATATGTACACACATGGTACAAAGAAAGGAGAATTTAGGCCGTTTATCTTTTTATCTGAAGTAAATTTATTGGTAAAAACCGGATATATTACTCAAATAGAAAAAGAAAATCTTATTGGAATGCTAAGCAGTAATGATGAAGATAATTCTTATCTTACTGGATATTCTATAATTACTTTAAGAGACAAAAGAATAAAAGAAATGGGACTATGGACTCTTGATAATGAAAAATATAGTGAAATTGACTATATTAGAGATATTATTAACACTGAAACATTTATTGGGCAATGGCAGAAATAATTTTAAAGTTTGATTCTGTAGAAGAAGCAGATGATGCAAGAAATGCATTAGATGGTCACAAATGGAAAATGGCTTTGTTTGATGTTGATCAACATTTAAGAAATGAAACCAAGTATAATGAGAAACTTTCTCCTGAGTTATATGAATCTTATGAAAGTTTAAGAGATAAAATTCGAGAGATTTTATCTGATTATGAATTACAATTTAATTACTAATGGAATGTATTAAATGTGGAGCTCCTGCTACCAAAAGGTATAGTCCTGATTTGGATATTAAAGGGATTGGAATGTGTGATGAACATGAAGAAGAAATAAAACTTGATTTGCTTGTCACACAGTTTGATCCAAAAGGTTGGAAGAAATTTGAGAAAAAATATTTACCTAAAAAAGATAAATAATGGAATTTGTAATTGGAGCAATTATAGTAGTTATAATTGTAGGTTTAATAATTTATAGTTTAAGAGATGAAGGGTATCATAACTGGGATGATTGATTGCATGTGTGTAATCATCATTAGTATTATTTATAAAAATTTAGATTAAGATGACTGAAGAAGAATTAATAGATCTTGGCTTTGAGAAAATAGATATACTTGATTCTGATAGCCAAAATGGATATGATTATTACTATTATAATAAAGAGCTATGTTCAGGAGTACTTTTACATAGTACGGATAATATTGATGTTATAGATAATAAATGGTCATTAAAATCATTTGATATACCAGCATTAAATATTACAGAAAGAATTCATTATGAGCAGTTTTTAGAAATTATGGGTAATATAACTTGTTAGTATGTTTAGTGGTAAATTCATAAAGAAAAATGGTAAACTTGTCTACGGAAATTCTAAAGATAAAACAGCATATGATATTTTTATTGAAAAAATTCCTGAAGGACAAATAGTAGACATGTATATTGATGTGGTAGGCTTAGACCACAGTAAAGCACAACTTGCAAAAGTACATGCTTGTATAAGAGAACTAGCCAAAGAATCTGGTTACACCTTTGATGAGATGAAATGTCTTGTAAAAGATCAATCAGGTTTAGCCTATAAAGAAGGTTTAATGATAACTTACAAATCTTTTGCTGATTGCAGTAAAGATGAATTAATGTTAGCTATTGAAGCTTGTATACAGATAGGTAAAGAACAATTTAATATTAATCTTGGATAGGAGATTCATAACCTTCATCTCCAGGAGCTAATATTTCTTTTTCTTCTACTTTTCCTTGTAGTTTAGATGATCTTTCAATTTCAGCAACTAATAATGATAGAGTGTAAAATAATCTTTGAAAATCAGACATTTCATGATATGTTTTGTCTTTTAATTCTTCTAGATTTTCAGCATCTTTACCTTTGTCCATATTCTCTTTGAACAAATATGCTAGAGAGGCTTTACACATTGCATAATAGTTCTTGTTAACTTGGATCTCTACAAGAGCATCATCTTTAATTTCCATTATTTTAACCGGCATACTATAATTTTTAAACAAAAATAAAGAAAAAAATGAATTTAGAAGAAATTAAACAAAAAATGTTTGACAAACTTGAACCCAGTGGTTGGGGTAGAGTTCTTAAATCTTTTATATTTAGTAGTGAGTTTGATGATATTCTAACAAGGCTTTATACACTAAGTCAAGAGGATAAAAGATTTACTCCAACACTAAAACAAGTATTTAGGGCATTTGAGGAATGTCCATATGATAAACTACAAGTAGTTATGATTGGTCAAGATCCCTATCCACAGTTGGGTGTAGCAGATGGTATATCATTTAGTTGTAGTAATACAGGTCAATTACAACCCAGTTTAAGATTTATATTAGATGAAGTAAACAGAACTGTTTACAGAGGTCATCCAGGATCTTTAGATGTGGACCTAAAAAGATGGGCAAATCAAGGAGTTCTTATGTTTAATACAGCTCTTACAGTTGAAGTAGGTAAAATTGGTAGTCATTATGATATATGGAAACCTTTTACTGCATATTTATTAGACTGGTTAAATAATTATAATCCAGGACTTGTTTATGTTTATATGGGTAAGAAAGCTGAAGAATGGTCTTCTCTTACTGATGATGATAATAACACTAAGTTTATGGTAAAACATCCAGCAAGTGCAGCTTATAATGGTTCTAAATGGGATTCAGACAATGTATTTATAAAAATACAAAACTATAAACATATAACTTGGTAATATGGAGGAATTATTTCAAAAGTTAGTTAGGGAAAATCTAACACCTAATAGTTTTTATGTATTATTTAGTATTGCAAAAAATATTAAACCACACACATTTGTCAATTCTAATCTAGAAATTACAAGATTAAAACAGGCAGGATGGTTAACAGAAAATTTGCAAATTACTGATAAAAGTATTATCTTTATAGAAGAAATAAATGGGTTTTTTAAGAAAAGTAAAAAGAAAAGTTCTCAAATCATTATGGGAACTGATTTCTTAAAAAATATTGAACAATATAACCTAATATTTCCAAACATAAAACTTCCTAGCGGTAAATATGCAAGATCTAATGTAAAGAACTTAGAGAATGCATTTAGATGGTTTTTTGATAATTATGATTATGATTGGGATACAATATTTAGTGCATCTAAAAAGTATATAAGAGAATATGCTGATAATCAATATAATTATATGAGAACCTCACAGTATTTTATTAGGAAACAAGAAGATGGAAGACAGTTTATGTCAGAATTAGCAAACTATTGTGAGATTATCTTAAACAAACCTGTAGATGATACACCAAAATTTAAAGAAAGATACCTATGAGAAAAATGGAAGCTCAGTTTTTATTAGTCTTAATTGCACTAATAAATACAACACTGGCCTTTTTAATTGTTGATGCAAGTATAGTACATATTACTATATGGCAATTCCTAATTATTGAATTCTTAATAACAGCTGGTCACTTTATTTATAATATAATAAAGAAGAAACTATTACTTAACTATTTTAACAATAAGTAATATGTATCAAAAACCAACAAAACAAGTTGTTCCTTTAAAGAGAACATCTGAGAAAGAATCTATTAAAAAAGCAATAAATAAAATTATTGCAATCAGTAAAGGAGAAATAAAAACATTAAAAACTGCATGGCCACAATTTAATAATGCATTTGTAAATGGCTTAGAATGGCGAACTATTACTGTCATTGGAGCAAGACCTGGTGTAGGTAAAACCTTTTTCATGGAGCAGATGACTTCAGATATCATTGAACTCAACAAAGATCAAGATTTTAGAATATTAAAATTCCAACTTGAGATGGTTGATGAAACAGATGGTGCAAGGAAGTTATCAGTAAAATCAGGAATGTCCTATGAAAAACTTATGAGCAAGGGTAAACCTATTGACAAAGAGGATATCCACAAATTGATTGATATATATGAAAGTATTGAAGGTAAAGGTAAAACTAATATGATCTATGATCCATGCACAGTAGATGAAATGAAAGTTACCATACAAGATGAATGTGAAGATTTTAAGAAAATCATAGAAGATGAAAATGGAAATCAGAAAGAAGTATATACTAATATACTTGTATGTATTGACCATTCTAATTTATTGAGAAAAGATCAGTCACAAAAAGACAAATTTGAAATGCTAAGTGACTTAGGTGAGGCAATGACAGAAATGAAAAAAAGGTTTCCTGTTTCTTTTTTGATTTTAAGTCAGCTTAACAGAAGTATTGAATCTCCAGAAAGAAATAAACCAGGTACCTATGGTAATTATATCTTGGACTCTGATATCTATGGTTCGGATGCTCTTTTACAGCATGCTGATGTTGTAATTGGAATCAATAGACCTTATGATAAAAGATTAAGTTCCTATGGTCCTGACAAATTAATTATTGAAGATGAAGAAACATTAGTATTTCACTTTTTAAAATCCAGAAATGGTTTAACCGGTATTCAGTTTTATAGACTTAACAGAGATACTATGAGATTGGAAGAGGCACCAACTCCTGGAAGAAGACAAGAAGATTAATTTTTAAATTTAAAAACAAATGAGAGAAGCACCAAATTTGAGAAATGAAAAACAAAATGAGTATTACCTTTATCACAAAGGAACATTAGACAGAGCTGGAATAGCACAAAGTGAGTTTACAATTAAAACAGCTTTTAGATCTAATATCAGTCCGTTGCCAGGTAAAAATATTCAATTGTTTGATGGAGAACTTAAGAAAAATAAAGATCTTTATATTGAGCTCTTTGAAAAAGTAAAAGATGATAATGAAGTTGTTGTAGATTATACTCCGTATGATAACAACAGACCTTTATTTATCTACAAAGCAAATCCACATTATAAAACTGAATATCCTATTAAAACAGGTGGAGATGTTGGTAAAGAATATGATTCATATCTTGTTAATTTATCTGAGTTAAAAGTATTGTGGAAAGGTAAAACAATGACTTATGCTGAATATGAAAAAGCTAAAGAACAAGCTTTACCTCCTGCAAAAGAACAAAATGGAGTTAATGATCTTTATTATTTTCCAAACTTTGAAGAAGAGTTTCCTTCTTTAAAAGAAGATTCAGATAATGATAATCAAGAGAATTTAACTTTATCTAATATCTCTTTAAGAGATTTTGCAGCAATCATGCTAGTAAAACCTGTAAGTGATAAACAATGGTTAAATGATCTTATTAAACAAGCAAAAAGTGAAATATGAGTATTGTACTCCCAACTAAAAAAGTTGCGGCTAACAGAGTAAATCCTAAAAGAATATTGATTTATTCTAAGCCCAAAACAGGTAAAACCACTGCATTTGCAGGACTTGAAGACAATCTAATTATAGATCTTGAGAATGGTTCTGATTATGTAGAAGCTCTTAAAGTTAAAGTAAATAATCTATCTGAACTAAGAGAAGTAGGTCAGGCAATTAAGGCTGCTGGATTTCCATACAAATATGTTACTATTGATACTGTAACTGCATTAGAAGATATGATCATGCCATTAGCTGTCAATCTTTATCAGGATACAACAATGGGTAAAAACTTTGATGGAGATAGTGTTCTTACATTAGCAAATGGAGCTGGTTATTTATATATTAGAAAAGCATTTTTCCAAATTCTAGAATTTATTGATAAATTCGCACCCACCATTATTCTATCTGGTCACATTAAAGACAAGGTAGTTGATGATAAGGGAGAAATGGTTATGTCTGCTAATATAGATTTAACTGGTAAAATCAAATCTTTAATATGTGCAAATGCAGATGCTATTGGTTATATGTACAGAAAAGGTAATGAAACTATTTTGTCTTTTAGGACAAATGAAGAAGTTACTTGTGGTGCAAGACCAGAGCATCTAAGAAACAAAGAAATAGTAATTTCTGAAATGAAAGAAGGTGTTTTAAAAACATCATGGGATGAAGTGTTTATTTAATAATTAAAAATCAAAAAAAATGGGATTAAGTACATTAGACTTAGAAAGTAAAGGTAGTGGTGAAGGTAGAAAACTTCCAAAAAAAATTCAACCAGGAAACCATAGAGTAAAATTGCACAAGCTTGAGTTAGAGCAATATACCTATATTGAAAATGCTTATTATTTATTATTACATCTAGAAACTGAAGCTTTAGAAGGTTTTGAAGGTTTTTATATTGATAATGATCAAGAGAAAGGTAGATATGATGGCCAAATTGGTAAAGTAAAAGGTAGTTTTTATGCATTTGCAGATGGTTTTACTAAAAGAGGTACACCAATTCAAAGAGATAAAGCAATATTAATTTTCTTGCAAAATCTTTGTAAATCATTGGGTATCAGTGATTGGTTTAAAGAACAAAATGACAAGCATAAAACTATTGAAGAGTTTATTGATGCATTTAATGGAACAGCTCCAATTAAAAATAAATTCTTTGACTGCTGTATAGGTGGTAAAGAGTGGACAAATAAAGAGGGTTACATTGATTATAATTTGTTCTTTCCAAATTCAGCAGATAAGCAATATGCTTTTGGTGAATTGGATGCAGCAAACATCATGAACTTTGATGACAAAACTCATATCATCAAACAAAAAGAAGCTAAAAAAATAGACAAATTTGATTCTGATGATGAAATAAAAACACCAAGAAAATCATCTTCTGATTTCAACCTAGACTAATGGATAGGGGGATCAGAGATGGTCCCCTTATTTTAATTTTGATAGTATGATATCAACTAGGTTAATTACAAGTTTATGGGATGTCCCAAGAGAATGGATATTTGAGTATTATCTCAATATAACTGAAAAGCTTACTGGTGAGTCAATAAAGATTAAATCAATATTTAATCCATCTGACAAAATACCATCTATGATTATTTATTTTGATGGAAGAACTAGTCAGTATAAATTCAAAGACTTTTCTTCAGGTTATCAAGGTGATGCAATAAGACTTGTTGAACTTTTATATAATCTTACAAGAGATAGTGCAAAGGATAAGATTATGTTTGACTATGAAAGTTACATAAGTAAAACAGATTTTAGTGCTTCTACTCCTGTTCTTGCAGCAACAAGATTTAAATTATCTGATTATCAAATAAGACACTGGAATACAAATGATAAAAGTTATTGGACTCCATATAATATTAATTCTAGAATTCTAGAAAATTATAATATATATCCTTTAGAATATTATGAACTAACAAAAGACAAAGGTGACTTTGTTATGGATAGAATAAGAATAGAAAAGGAATTTATCTATGGTTATTTTAAAGAAGATGGTAGTTTATACAAAATTTATCAACCTAAAGTTCCAGCTAAAAAGTTTTTGAAGATATCTGATTATACTCAGGGTCTTGAGCAACTACAATATGATAAAAAGTATTTGATACTTGTAGCATCTCTTAAAGATTTACTATGTTTTAATTTATTAGATATAAATAATATTGAAGCAATTGCTCCAGATGCTGAAAGTACTGTATTACCAAAAGAATTTGTTGAAGATATAAAAATGAAATACAAAAAAGTATTGGTTTTATTTGACAATGATCCTACAGGTAAGAAATACATGCAGAGATATCAAGAGGAATTTGGATTTATACCAATTGAGTTTGAAAATGAAAAAGATATTGCGGATTCAGTTAAAATACATGGTATTGAAGCCACAAGAAATAAATTATTTCCATTATTAAAACAAGCATTATGAGTTGGATCCATCAAGGAAAAGAATTTAATGAAGGTGATATACCTCAAGGAGGTGTAGGATTTATTTATATTATGACTGCTATCATTGATGGTAAGTCTGTTGCATATGTTGGTAAGAAGAATTTCTTTGCTAATATAAAGAAACCTCTTGGTAAAAAAGCTCTAGCCATGTCCACGGACAAGAGACTTAAGAAGTACAAAAGAGAGTTAAAACCAGACTTCATGAACTATTACAGTAGTAATAAAGTTCTAAAGGAAGCTCACAAAGCAGGAGTAGTAATCAAAAGAGAAATCTTATTGATATGTTACTCAGGTATGGAGCTTACATATCAAGAAACCAAACATCAGTTTGTTCACGAAGTACTTGAAAAAGAAGAATTCCTAAATGGAAACATATTAGGTAGATTTTACAAAATTAAATAGTTATGACAGAATTAGAATTAACAAGCCTCTTATTTAAGTTGGCTGATTTAGGTATCACAGGTATTAAAGTAAAATATGATGGTGGAGGAGACTCAGGTGCCATAGAATGGATTGGTTATACAAAAGTTCCATGTGAAACTCCAGAAGATGTAAATGACAATGTAAATGATTGGGACAATGAATATACTTTAACAAATTTAGATGGAGATCTTTATTACCAAATTGAATCATTTGCTGATGAAAAACTTCTTAATGATATAGAAGACTGGTGGAATAATGAAGGTGGCTTTGGAGATTTATGTATATGTGTTCCTTCAGGAAAGTATATTATTAATAATCATGTAAGAGTTACTGAGACTGAAGATTTCTTTCATGATGGAGATTTATTAAGTAAAACAGAAGAAGAATAATGGATAAAGAAAAATTTATTACTGGTAAAAATTTACAAGAAAACATTGATAAATTTATTAGGAGAAAAAGAGGACTTGAAGAAGCTCTTAAATCATGTTTTACATCAGTAACAGTACAATACTCAGCAGGTGCTTTTGGAAGAAAAAGTGAAGTTCCTTTATATGATAAAGAAGGGATAAAAGATCTTATTAAAAAAGAGCTTGATGATGTTATTATAGCTATAACAGATTTAGAGGAAGAATTTAAAAATCTTTAGTATGGCACATCCTTGGCAACATGCAAAATCCTCAGCTAAAAAGTTTGGAGGATCTCCTGTAGATTATTTGGAAATCCATAAATGGTTTGATGAAACTAAAGGATGGATTGGACACAGTATGCATAGAGTATTCAGACACCACAGTGAGGGTATATTTGAATGTGAACAAAGATTTGGTATGACTATTACCAACTCTGACGGTAAAGATGTATATGTAAGATATGTAGGAGAACAACATGTCAAAGAGGATTGCAACAACTATATCCCTACTGCAAAAGAATGGGTAGATATGATTGCAAGTGGTAAACCTGAAAAATGGGCAATAAAAACTTTAAAAATTGAAGACTAATGAGTAAAATGATTTTTGACAAAGAAGAAACAAGAAATTTATTAAATATGTTACAATCCTCTGATAAAGAGAATCATATTGTAGCATTTCAGGCATTGAAGAATGTTGATGTAGATAAATACATAGGAGAGTTACTTGTAATGTATAAATTCTCTGGTGTACAAAGATCTGACTGGTCTGAGGCTGGGAAGAAATTACACAGCAAACTAGTAAGTATAGTTGGAGAAAGTAATCTTACTAGCCCAAGAACTCTAAGTCTTATTACAGGGCATAAAGGTTCTAAGAATTCAGTAGAGTTGTTTATGGAATATTTTGTAAGAGATATGACAAAAATGTTAGAACAAATTGGGTACCCAACAGATAGTTTTGAAATAAACATTAAACTAAAAGACAATGGACAAACAACAGAGTCTAAGTAAAACAGGTAAAGAACTAATGTTGAAGGAGCCCTATTATGGGTTCTTTCTCATTATGTTGAATAAGCTATGGGACAGTAAAAGAGTTCCTACAGCTGGTGTGAGCAAGAATGGTATTAATTATCAGCTTACTATTAATACAGAGTTCTGGGAAAGTCTCAGTGAAGACCACAGATATGGATTATTGAAGCATGAGTTACTACATATTGCTTTTGGACATCTTACTACATTCTTTAAGTTTTCTAACAAGAAACTAGCTAATGTAGCAATGGATATGGAGATAAATCAGTATATAAGTAAACAGTATCTACCAGAAGGTGGTATTGATATAGATAACTATACTGATATAGAACTAGATAGAAAGGCCGGTGCTAGATATTATTATGACAAACTGAATCAACTTCAGGATGAAAAAGATAAGAATGGTACTTGTGGAGACTCTAATATGGATCAACTTCTTGAGAATATAGAGAATGGTGAGATACCTGATCACAGTACTTGGGAAGACTTTGAAGATCTTACAGAAGCAGAACAGAAACTTATAGAGAAACAGTTACAAAAGGTTCTTTCTGATGCTAAAGAGCAGACAGAAAAGAAGAAAGGTAATATTCCTGGGGAGATAGAAGGATTGATCAAAATTGAAGAGATTGTTAAACCTAAATTTGACTGGAGAGGATTCATTAGGAGATTTACTGGTGTTAGTACCAAAGTATTTACTAAGAAGATCAGAAGAAAAGAGAATAGAAGGTTTGATGCTAATCCGGGTCTTAAAGTAAAAATGAGACAACATATGTTGTTAGCTATAGATACTTCAGGTTCTGTAAGTGATGATGAACTTAAAGAGTTTATGAGTGAAATCTACCATATTTATAAATGTGGTGTTGATGTAACTGTAATACAGTGTGATACAAATATCAGATCAATTGAACCTTACAAAGGTAAATTTGAGATGAGTGCATTTGGAAGAGGTGGGACTGAGTTTGATCCTGTCCTAGAGTACTTTAATGAAAACCAAAAGAAATATACAAGCCTGGTGTATTTTACTGACGGTGAATGTTGGACAAGTGTAAGACCTAAAGGAAATGTTCTATGGGTCTTGTCAGAAAGATCCCATATGAATGACAGTTTACCAGGAAAAGTAATTAAATTAGAACTATAAAAAAAAGAGTATGAGTCAAGTACAATTAAATGTTGAAGAGTTAAAGAGTTTTATTAAGCACATGGTTAAAAATAACCAACACATTCAGTCTGAAGGAAAAGTTCCTGTGGCTATTAATATTGAAGGTGATGCTGGTTTGGGTAAAACTTCTGCTATCATGCAGTTGGGTAAAGAATTACAAATGGATGTTGTAAAGCTGAATTTATCTCAGTTAGAAGAATTAGGTGACTTGGTTGGGTTTCCTGTAAAAGAATTTCAAATTAGAAATGCAGAAGGTAAAGAAGGTTGGATTAATGAATCTCAGATAGCTGCAGCTACTGCAAATAAATTCAAAGTTGTGGGCAAGAGAATGTCACATGCTGCTCCTGAATGGATTCAGGGTAAAGGTGAAGGTGGTTTCTTGATTCTTGATGATTATACTAGAGCTGATGCAAGATTTATGCAAGCAACCATGGAGATTCTAGATAGACAGGAATATGTTTCTTGGAAGTTACCAAAGAATTGGCATGTTATCTTGACTACTAATCCAGACAATGGTGATTATAATGTAACTTCTTTAGATGTTGCTCAGAAGACTAGATTTATATCTGTTGAGTTGAAATATGATGCTGATGTATGGGCTAAGTGGGCAGAGAAAGCAAACATAGATGGTAGATGTATTAACTTTATGTTGATGCACCCAGAGTTGGTAACTCAAAGAGTTAATCCAAGATCTATTACTACTTTCTTCAATGCTATTAGTTCTGTACCTAAGTTTGAGGATGATCTTCCATTGATTCAAATGATTGGTGAGGGTTCTGTTGGTGTAGATTTTAGTTCAATGTTTACTATGTTCATCAATAACAAACTTGATAGAATAATTAGTCCTGCAGATATCCTAACTAAAGATGAGCAGTATGTAATGAACTCTCTTACTAATGCAGTTGGTAAAGATGATGATTTCCGTGCTGATATTTCTAGTGTAATTGCAACAAGGGTAATTAACTATTCATTGACTTTGGCTGACAAAGGAAGTATAGGTAAACCTATTATTGACAGGATAGCTAAACTTACTACTGACTGTGAAGCATTTACTAATGACCTTAGATATTACATGGTTAAGGAAATTGTTAATGGTAACAAAGTTAAGTTTAGTTCATTGATGATGAATCAAGACGTGGTGAAGATGGCTGTAAAATAATTAAGGGTTAAAACTTTTTCCCTTTTTTACAAGTCCTATAGCAAATTAAAACAAACATAAGGGGAGGTAATACTCCCCTTTTTAAACTTAAGACAATGAAAAATTATTTGTTTTTTGACATTGAAGTAGTTTCAGATGAGGTCAAGATAACTGTTGAACCACTTTTTGGTTCTCCTGATTCAAGGGCTGATTTACAAGTATCCAATGGAGATTATGTCCCTACAAAAGGAGACAAATTATATTTTTTACCAGGAGTGAATATTCCTAGGGTAAAACTAAAAGATTTAACTATACAATATGGTATTAAATCTGTCAGAGATATAGATATTGCAACACATATATTTGCAGGTACTGCAACAGTTCATAAGATGTGTGACACAAGATGGTTATACAGCATGCCTACAGAAATGTTTAGACAGATTTATGAAACTGTTAGAGACAAAATGGATGATTATTATGTAGAGAATGTAGATACAGCACTTGAATTTTATACTGAGGACAGAGTTTATATGGATTATAGTTCTTCTAGTGAAATTAGAAATGAAAAAGTATTTATTGAAGCTATGAAAAATCCAGAAGTAACTATAGAATTGAGAAGTTCTAATACTTTTTATCAAGTAAGTAATAGCTATGCTGAATATTTTCCTAAGGTATTAAATACTACTATTTTAACAGAGGCTGCATTACTTAAACATATTAATGGTGCAGATGCAGTTATCATAGATTCAGTAATGTTTGATCAATTATCTGACATGTTTAAGAGCTCTGATAATGACAATCATATCTTGGCAATGGAGATAATGGCTAATTCTAACTATATAGATAGCTTACTCTATTTAGAGTTATTGTTTAAAGAGTATCATAATCAAATGTACAACTGTCATACTAAAAAGCATGTTAACTTTAAATCTTTACTTGGATATCTAGGTAAAGATAGTTATATGAATACAGATATAGATGATATAATGAAGTCTTTGATTGACAAGGGTGTTGTTGATACAGATAAGATTGATATTATTATGAAGAAATATGTTCATGAGATTGAATCAACTGGTGGTACTGATTACTTTAAAGTAAAAACTATTACTGTTGATGAAGCAACTCTTGCTTTGTTAAATAAAAACTATGTCTATAAAAATATAGAAGACTTTGTACCAGAGGGTCAAGTTGAAGAAGAGGTTGTTGAATTACATGCTAATTTAGAGGACCTAAATTCAATACCAGGGGTTGCGGGGGTTGCTTTAGGGGTTGAAAGGGTTGAAAGTGACCTTGAAATCTCTGATGATGACATAGAAACTGCATTACTAAGAATTGAGAGAAATGACCTCAAGTCAGAGTTAATAGAGTTAGAACAGTCAAATCCTGTTTCCGAATCTGAATTAAATGAAATTCCAGGGGTCCCAGAAGAACTAACTATTAATCCAACAGAAGAAAAGAATGATACAGACTTTGAATGGTTCTGATGAACTAGAGAGATTTTACAAACAAAAGTTTTATTTTAGTTATAGTGGGTTGAATAAGTTACTTTTTTCACCTGCTTTATTCTACAATCATTATGTGCTCAACCAGAGGGAAGACAGTAAGGATGCTCACCTTGTAGGTGGTAGTGTCCTTCACTGCCTTTTATTTGAGAAAGAGAAATATAATGATAAATTTATATCCCTACCGGGAAAACTACCTAGTGACAATCCTAGAAAAATTATTGATAATATTTTTAGGATACATCTTGGATATGAAAATAATTCCTTAATTTTGGAGGACTACCCACAAGATATACTCACACAACTACTTACAGCAAACCTTTATCAGAATCTTAAAACTGATCAGCAAAGACTTGACAAGATACTTACTGATGAACACAAAGAGTATTTTGAATTCCTTAAAAATAGTCTAGACAAATCAATAGTTGATGAACCTACTTTGGATGGCTGCAAAGCACAGGTTGAAATACTAAAGAGTAATAGTGATGTGAGAACACTATTAGCACTAGATATAACTGAGGAAGACACTCACATTGAGACCTATAATGAGTTGCATATTAAGGTTGACCATGAAAAATTACCCTTTGGTTTACACGGAGTACTTGACAATGTTGTTGTTGATAAAGAGGCAAAGATAATTTTTATCAATGACCTCAAAACAACAGGTAAGTCTATTCAAGATTTTCCTGATGCTGTAGAATATTACAAGTATTGGATACAAGGAGTTATCTATACTATTCTAGCTTCAGATAAATTCTTGAAAGATAAACCGGATGCCAGAGACTGGCAGGTTCAAGTAACTTTTATTGTAATTGACAAATACAATTTAGTTTATCCTTTCCAAGTCTCTGTAGAAACAATGAGTCAATGGAAAAGTGATTTTAAATCTGTATTAGAAATTGCCAAATGGCATTATATACAGAAAAGATATGACCTACCATATGACTTAGCAGTAGGTAATATTAAATTGTAAGTTTATGGTTATTAATGCGCTTTATGGCAAATATTTTCAAAAGTCCAAGATATTTATATATCCGCTCTTGGGCATAAAAAGAGGGGCACCTGCTATTCCAACAGAGACTTATTTGTCTTGGGGAAAAAACTACAGCACCGAGGATATGAAGTTTATATGTGTGTATGAGAATAGAAAAGACATTGAATATTTAAAATTTGAAAAAGATGTTTTATTAACACATACTAGGTTATGTGATTATGTGAAGGCTGATGATAACACTAGTGTATTTACATTTGATTTCTCTGATATGGGGATTGACTGGGATAATATAGTTAGTGGTAATTACAGTAAACTTAATATGAATTTAAAGCGCAAAATTCTTGATTATTTTGACAAACATGGAGGTAACTATGTCTATGTATATAGTTATTTATTTCCAGAAAAATGGTATGACAGATATGCAGAACTATTAGATGTTCCTGTAAGTTTGTTAAGTAGTGTGGGTGAGTTATGTGACAAGCCTGATTTAGAAAAAGAAAATCTACAAATTTCAGTTGCAGACTTGCAGAATTTAGAAATTATAGATTAATTTGTATTTAATTAAAAAACCAACAAATGACACAATCAATGATGCTTGTCCAAGCAACTTGGCAAGAAAAACAAACTTTTAGAATGATTCCTATTAATGATACATGCCCATATGTGGAATGTATTTTTGATCCAGGAACAAAAGTATTTGTAATAATCTCTAAGATTAAAAAAACTACATTGCATATGCTGCCCAAACTAGATGAGTATGGACAGGCAATAGCTGGTACAAAAGGTATGAAACAGGAGAGACACAAAGTAGAAGTGTTTCAAGAATTTTATATTGAAGATACTGAGGCTATGGAAGAATTAATCAAAATGTTTGCAGTTAATGCAAAGTTTGATTATAAGAAGTTTATGGCTGAGCAAGCTTAAACAATACCAAAAAACCAGAAAGAGGGTGGGTACCAAACACCCTCTTTTTTTATTTACTTAAATGGGGGAACAGCTTAACTGAACACAAGTCTTATGGGTGATAGAGAATATGGTCGTTGTGACATATGTAAGTTAAATAATAATTTAACTAGGACTTATTTTCATTTTCCAATTGCATGTCAGTGTTGTGGATCTACTCATCATGAAATGATTAGTCATTGCAGCAAGTGTGAACCAAAAATGCCTAAAATAACAAAAGTAGAACTATCCACAAATAAACTACTTGATCCAATTGCTAATGGTTTATTTAAAAAAGTAATATGAGAACACATTGGGTAATGGACTATGAAACTCTTAGTAATTGTTTCATGGGAGTCTTTGAAGATGTAAAATCTGAACATCAAGAAATTTTTATCATTCATAAAAGTAGAAATGATACTGAAGATTTTGCTAACTTCCTGTATAGAAATGCAACACATGGAGAATGGCATGTTAGTTTTAATGGTTTGGCTTTTGACAGTCAAATAACTGAATATGTTATTAGAAATGCAGACCAACTCAAAATAATGAGTGGTGATGAAGTTGCTAGAAAGCTATATCAAATAGCACAACAAACAATCTCTAATCAGAACCAAGGAAATTTTCCTGAATTTGGACCTAGAGATTTGACAATTAAGCAGTTAGATGTATTTAAACTTAACCACTGGGATAATCCAGCTAAAAGAAGTTCACTAAAGTGGATTCAGTTTAGTATGGATTGGAAGAATATAGTGGACATGCCAATACATCATACTACTGAGATTGAAAATGAGGGACAAATAAACAATATTTTAAAGTATTGTATAAATGATGTCAAGTCAACTAAAGCTATTATGCAATTAAGTAAAAGCCAAATTGATTTGAGAAGAGATCTTACTAATGAATATGAAATTGACTTATATTCTGCATCAGAACCAAGGATATCTAAAGAACTTTTTATGTATTTTCTCAGTAAAAAGACTGGGATTAAAAAAGCACAACTTAGAAAACTTAGAACTTTGCGGGATAAGATTGAAGTCAAACATATAATTCTACCTTATATTCAATTTACTACAGCTCCATTTCAAAAGTTATTAGAAAAATTTAAAGAGGCAGTAATATTTCCTAATGAAACAAAAGGAGGCTTTAAGTATTCTGTAAACTACAAAGGAGTAAAAACAGATTTTGGTCTTGGTGGTGTCCATGGTGCTAGAGAAACTAAAGTTTATGAATCTAATGAAGACATGATAATTATGACTTCAGATGTTGTAAGTTTTTATCCTAATCTAGCTATTAGAAATAAATGGGCTCCTGCACATTTACCTAAACAAGAATTTTGTGAACTGTATGAATGGTTTTTTGAAGAAAGAAAAAAGATCCCAAAGAAAGATCCCAAGAATTATGTATATAAGATTATTCTTAATTCAACTTATGGACTCAGCAATGATGAGAATAGTTTTCTATATGATCCACAGTTTACCATGAGGATTACAATTAATGGTCAGCTAAGTCTTACAATGTTGTATGAAATGATTTGTGAAGAAATTCCAGATGCTGTTCCTTTAATGCAGAATACAGATGGTCTTGAGACTATGATACCTAGAAAGTATGAAGCTAAATATATGGAAATCTGCAAGAGGTGGGAAGAAATGACTAATCTACAGTTAGAACATGATAAGTATACTAAATTAATACTTGGTGATGTCAATAACTATATAGCTATCACTGAAGATGGTAAGTCTAAGTGTAAAGGTAGATTTGAGTTTGCAGACCTTGCACTTCATAAAAACAAAAGTTTTTTAGTTGTACCTAAAGCATTACATGCATATTTTGTAGAAGGGGTTGAACCTGAAACATATATTAGGAATTGCACTGATATATTTGATTTTTGTGGTGGTGTCAAGATTAGAGGAGACTGGAAGTTTTTCCAACATTTTGTAAAAGATGGAGAGTATACAGTAAAAGAACTGCAGCATACTATAAGATATTATATATGTAAGTCTGGTTCTAAAATTATTAAGAAGAATAATTCTGATAATAGAGAAATTCAGGTTGAAGCCGGAAAATGGATGCAACAGGTGCTAAATGCACATGTAAAACTTCCTATAGATGAATATGAAATCAATTATGATTTTTATATTGAAAAAGTAAGAAAAGAAATACAAAGCTTACAACCTATTATAAATCAATTAAGTTTATTTTAAAATGCCAAAGAAAATTTCAAATTGTACAAAGGGACACTTAGTTAGTGTTCCATTACCTAATCATGGTGCTACTTATACTGTTATAAGTCACCAATTTGTTATTGATTATGCCTATACAGCCCTTGCTAATGCAGGGTTTGGTATTGTAGATGAGGAGTACAGATGTACTGCTGATGGGCAAATTGCTCAAGGAATTTATAGATTAAATTATAATTCAGATCCTGAATTAACTATGATGTTTGCATGGACAAACAGTTATAATAAACAAGTAAAGTTTAAATGTGTAGTTGGTGCTTATAGTTTAAAAACTGGTTCTACTATGATTTCTGGTGAAGTTGGTAGTTGGGTTAGAAAACATACAGGTACTGCAGATGCAGAAGTAAAAGCTACTATTGATGATTATGTGGCTAATGCACATATGTATTATAATCAACTTGTTTCTGATAAAGCTGCTATGGAAGTTGTAACATTGAATAAAAGAAAACAGTCTCAGCTATTAGGAGTATTGTTTGCTGAATATGAAATTCTTACTACTGAACAAGCTAGTCTGGTAAGAGATCAAATGAAGAAACCAATACATGTATTTGCTAATACAGATAGTTTGTGGGCATTCTATAATTTTATAACTCATGCACTTCAGTCATCACATCCTAAAACTTGGATGGAAGATCAAAGAATCCTACATTACTTTATAGGAACTATTTGTGATTTTAGTGCACCAGTTCAACAAATAAGTACACCAGTTCCTGTTTTAAGTACACCACCTCAAGAAGATGTAGATCCTAATCAGATTAATTTACTTGATGCTATTGCTCAAGCAGAAGCTGAGGCAGATTTAGAAGCAGATCAAATAGATGAAGACATTAGATATGCTAAAGCAGAAGAAGAAAGTGGTACAAATGGGTCTGATTTTGATATAGATTTGCACCAGTCTGAAGAAGTAGTTGCAGATGTTGTTGAAGACATAGAAGTTCCATTTGATATTGATGAGGATGATGATGCTGTGTTAGATTCATTACTAGTTCCAATAGAAAAACCGGAGCCTGTTGCAACTATAGAAGATTATTTAGCTAGTAAAAATGAAGAGGAAGTTAGTCCTGAAAAAACAGAGGACATTTTTCCCCAAATTGATTTTGTAGTTGATACAGTTGAACTTAATGAAACTACAAAGATGTCTGTAGTAGTTGTTGAAGAACCATTAAACACTTCAGTTGATGATGATTTTAGTTTTGATTTAGATTTTAATGAAACTGAAACAGAAGAAAAAGATAAACAGTCTTTTGATTTTGATTTCTAGGAGCCTTGGCTTATAACACCAAGGGTTAATACTAATTAAGGGAATGCAGAAATGTGTTCCCTTTTTTTTATCTTTACAATATGGAAAAACAATTAAAAGCAGTGGCAGAGTTCCACAAAGCATTTGGTCAAAAAGATGGTAAGTGGCCACAATTATTATCTAATGCAGAGTATGATTTAAGACATACTCTTATGAAAGAAGAAAATGATGAATATCTTGAAGCATGTTATAACAAATCTCTAGTAGAAATTGCAGATGCTCTTGGTGATCAATTATATATTCTATGTGGTACAATTCTTAAACATGGTATGCAACACATTATAGAAGATGTATTTAATGAAATACAGTCTAGTAACATGAGTAAATTAGGTGAAGATGGAAAACCTGTTCTCAGAGAAGATGGAAAGATTCTTAAGGGCCCTGGATATTACCGTCCAGATATCAGTAAGTTTATTAAAGTTGACACAGATGCATCCAGTAACATTTAGAAAAAAGATGATTGAAGCTTACATGGCAGGAGCTGAAGCTATGGCAAGTGGAGATATAGATGAGCCAAATAAAAAAGATGCCAGAGACTGGTATGATAATGAGTATGGTGTCTTAGACACTGAGGAGAAATGTGACTGTTGTGAAGATGATGGAGACTCTTAAATGTTTTCACTGTGGTATTGATAAACCATTAGAGAAATTCAAGGATAATACAAGAAAATATCAGATTAAAAGTGCAAAAGGTAAATGTATTGTATGTAAAGCATGTTCTTTTCATAAAGCATTGAAAACATTATCTGTAGTTAGATATGATTTTGAAGAAAAGAATTTTAAAGTGATAAACTTTAAAAACCAATATGAAGTCTTAGACTTCTATAACAATGAAGGGGGAGAGCTGTAATAGGCTCTCTCCCTTCTTTTTTTTCTTACCTACCTTGGGCCCTATAAGACTTCTTGTAGTTCCTAGACTTCTTTGACTTAGAAGTTTTGGTTTTAGCATGCACCCCTGGACGGGAAACTTTTGGTTTAATGTATGCTTTTACTGTTCCTGTTGTTGCTTTTGCCATTTTATCTTAGATTTTGGAATTGTTCATCACTCTTAATTGCCTGAATAGGGTCATAGTTTTTACCTTTAATACCATACAAACTAAATAAATGATTCCATAGTTTATAATCAAAGGTACCATCTTCATCTTTCATTTGCCAAGGGTAAGGTCCTACTTCAGATTTATAAACTGCTTTTTCATCACCAGTTGCTATGTAGTACAAATCTGCTAATATTTTCAAGTAAAGTTTAACAGTAGGTCCAAATGCTATAGATGTAACATTTCCATACTGTAACCATTCTTGAGGTGAAACAAAGGCAGCATTCTCTCTACGAACTGTTATAAGTTGATATAACATATGGTTTGATAACCAACCAAGTTTTCCAAACTCCTCTTCTCTCTGTCTCATTTTTTCAAATCTATCCTCATCACCTTCATCATATCCATATAAGAACATAGTTGCAAGAGCCATGATCATAAGTAAGACACCTTCAGTAGCTATCTTCCTAAATGCAGCTTTTTCTTCATCAGTCATTATAGGTAAATAAGCCATACCTGTTTTCAAGAATTTCATAGCACCTATAACCCCTGTTACATAGTATCCACGGGTAGTAGTTCCTAAATCCCAATTATATACATGACCCCATCTATTACCTTTAGACATATCAGCTTGAAATCTATTCAAGAACATTTGAGTTGCATACTTCTTATAGAAAGTAAATAATCTAAACAATAAAAACTGATCTGCTTGTGGAGAATCTAATTCTTCCATACCACCATTAGTTCTTTTAACAACACCTTGAATTTTTAATTTCATGTTGTTGAACTTAGAGGCTTTAGAAATAATTATAGTATCTCCCGGTTGAAAACCATCAAGAGTTTTTACTTTATTTTTAGCTTGCAGTTCTTCTACAGTCATGTTATACTTTTTAGCTAAAGATTCAAATGTTTCACCTTCAGCAAAAGTATGTTCAATAGGATTAGGAGACCATTCAGGATCTATCCCATCTTTAAGTTTTAATTTTCTATCTGCATCTAACTCAAATGCATCAATGTAATCTATTTGTTTTGGAGAACCATCTGGTTGTTTTTGTTCTACCTTTTGGAAGTACATCATACCACCAAATATCTGCAGAGATGCTTCAACATCCAAGAATCTTCTTGGGTCATACATCCATGAACCATCAAAGAAATCTTTAATAAAAGTTCTAGAACTTGATTTACCAAAGTCTTGTTTAGTTTTATCAGGAATAGGACTAAAGTTTTCAATTAATTGCATCTTCAATCCTTTAGGGCCCTTTGCATAGATATCTTTTTGCATTTCAATCATAGCAGTAGCAGACCAAGCTCTACCTTTAGCAAATGCCATAGGGTTATAATAGGTAGCTGCAGCAGCTTCAATACTGTTTTGTATAACAGCACCAAACCTGTTTTTCATAGCAGAAACCATATCCATTGCAATAAAGGATCTACTTGCATTCTTCATTAAGAAGTTTGCAGCTTTTGTAAGAATAGGGTTTTCTTGTTCAAATCCTGAATAAGCCTGACCATAGAAAGTTTTATCAATAAAATAATCCATTGCTTGAGCTCTTCTATTTGTATTAGCATTTAATAAAGCTAACTTACCTGTACTCTTATGGATATTCTTACTAAATGTATTTGTTTTTTTAATTGCATTACTTGGATCATTCATTACATCACTAATAGCTTTAGCAAGTGGTTCTTCTTTTATCAATGCATCTTGCTCATTAAGTGAATGCAAGTAAGTATAGAATGCTCTCAATACATCTTGAGATACAGATTCTTTTTTCAATCTATATAAACCTCTCACAGGTATTTTAGTAATTGGTTGACCTTGTAAATCTGTTTCAATTAACATGGCTTCTGAATCAACATTAAATCCAGGTTGTGTTTCTGGATCATCTGCAGACTTAGTAACAAATGATTTCATAAAATCACCTATACCAGATAGTTTACTTCCTAAATCATCTTTTGCTTTACCAGATTGTACAAGTTCAACATTTGTCCACTGTCTAAATCTAGCTAAATCTAAATACAATTTAGAACTTGCCGGCTTACCTTCTTGTACTTTTAAATATTCTTTCTTAATTGCATCAAGTAGTTTAAACTCGGCACCATTTTTATCTAAAGCTTCATACTCAGGATTAATATATTTTTTATCAGTTGCATCTGCTCTAGGTAAGAAGTTACCTTTATTATCTATTTCAACACCAACTTTTAAATTAATATTACCAGTTGATGCATCATAACCAGTTCTCCATTCTTTTTTAATTCTTTGATTATAATATCTACCTGCAGGAACTCCTCTTATAACAATAGGTTCTCCTGTGGCAGCATCTTTAAGAACAGTAGTCTTATAATGTTTTATATCAGACGGTATTACATCTGTCCAAGCTTTAGTTCTATAATACATCATTTCCCAAGCTTTAGTAGTAGGATTATAACCTACTTTTTGGTAATGATTTCTAAGGAACCATTCTCTAAACTTATCATTTTTTGACATTGCATCATACAAATCTGCAGAGTTAACCCATGTATCAGCATTTTCTGTATTTATACTTTCAGATACTTCAGTATCACCAAGTGCTTCATAAAATGCAGCCATGTAATATTCAGTAGGAACTTTACTTGTAAGACCCTGAATTTCTCTGAGTATTTTTTTATACTCTTTCAGTATTAGTGGAGGCATACCAATGTTATTCTTAGTTGCAATAAGAGAGTTATATTCCAACATCTCATCATCAGTAAGAGTTTCACCATTGGCACTTCTTTCATCATAGGTTTTGAGTTTTACTAGATTCTCTTTACTCAAACCACTTCCTGTATCAAACTGATCTTGAAGCTTAACAATCTCTTCTTCTAGATCTTTAATTTTTTCTAATACAGCATTAGTATATTGTAAGGCATTAGTTGTACCATTCTTATCTGTAATAGCATTTGTAAGTCTCCATCTTTCTAGATAAAGATCTCTCATTTTATCTGCCAGGGGGGATTTATACTTATTAGTTATATCTGTAAGTCGTGTAAAAAGATCTTCCTTAGATCTATAATAATCTTCAGAATATGCAATACGGAAGTTTTTATCAATAAACTTCTTCATTTCTGCTTTCCACTCTTCAGGTTTAGCATCTTTGGTTATACCTCTAACTGCTAACTCCTGAACATAATTGTCGTAGTCTCTTTGAACTCTTTCTTCATTCAAACTATACTCATAAAATCTTTTAGATTCATATCTATACTTTCTTCTTACAAGAGTTTTTAGAAGTTCATCACCGGTTTTATTTGTACCATCTGCATTAGTTATCTGATATAATTGCTCATACTCTGCCTTTGCAGCATCTGATTCAGTAAACTCATAAAGGTCATCCATTTCAGTATAAGCCTCGTGTTTGTATTGATTGAGTTTATCCAAACCTGATTGTCTTTCTAAGAATGCTTCTGTAGATAGTGAAGCAGAAACACTAACATCTAATCCTGTGATTGGGTTTCTAACTGTGTTATCTTGTTTCCAAATATTTTGAAGGTCATAGTACTCTTGTTTATACTTACGGTGCATGTACTTTTCTTCAAACTCCCATAGTGCTTGTAGTGCAGATTTAATCTTTTCTTTATCACCACTCTCTCTTGCTTTATCAAAGTTGTGTTGTAATTCAGCTTTATCTCTTCTCCAATTAATAAATTGATCTAAGAAAGTATATAATTCAAACTCAACAAACTCACCATTAGAATCAGTGTAACCAGTCTTATCTGTTTGTAATAACATCTTACCTAGTTGGCCTGTATTATTTGGACTATAACCTACAGCATCTAATAAAGGAACTAGAGTATTAGCAATGTCATTTGCTTGAGATAAACTTTTGTTCTCAGCCTCAGATAATTTAGTCTTCATATATCTTACAAAAGATCCTAAAGGATCATCCATAGATAGATATGGGTTTAACCAAGCCTGAAAGAATGTTAGGTCTTCAGTTTCACCACTTAAATATTTTTCAATAGCATCTCTATTTAATCTTTTAAAGAAGTATTCTTTTAATTCATTAGCCAATACTTGAGCTCTCTTAGGATTAAGAGGATATTTCTTTAAGTCAATGTCATATTTTTTTACATTAGGTAGACTGGTAATTTCTTTTACAAGTTCTTCTGTCAGGGCTTCTGATAGATTATCTGCCTTAGCTATCTGCCTAATTCTTTCAGAAATCTTTCTATCCATTTCTTCTTGCATGAACTCAGTATTATCCACAAATATTTCTGTGACTACATCTGTCTTCAGTTCTTTGATTAAGTCAGAAGCATCATTGATAATATTGATAGTTGATCTAAGTTCTTTTACAAACTCATTGTCCCTACCCCGGCCTAATATTTTTTCTACATCAGTAAGAAACTCTTTCTGCCTCTGAATATACTCACTAAAATATTGTACTTTGGCTATACCAGCAGCAGTAAGATGTCTCTTATTAGTCTGCATTTCTTGCAATATCTGTTCTATTTTTTCTGAGAATATCTTAGCTTCATTTATAGAATTAATAAGTGCAATACCTCTTATTCTAAACTCTTCTTGCTGAGATTCCATGGCATCTAAAATTTCATCTACTGAAATATCAGATAAGTCTGCAGAAACAGTTTGATATCTTTTCAAATGATCTCTGATAGATCTCAATACTTTTTCTCCACCAATTCTACTTAAATCTTCTTTTAGTTTCCAAGGAGCATTTCTTAACTGGGTTAACTGGAAAGTACTTTCTGTATAGGCTCTGTTGATAGCTTCTTGTAATTGTTTAGCAGTGGAGTTTTGTAAAGCACCAAGTAAAGCATCATACTCAGATGCAAAGTCTGCAAAATCAGTATTATCAAACTTAATAGATTCCATTTGAAAGTCTTCAAATAACATCATATCAGTTAGTTCAGAAAGTGTAGTTGTAGTAGTTAATTTTTTAGGACTAACCATCTTAGTCATGCCAGCAAGTATCTTTTTAATAGCATACATTAGCATGTTTATGAACTCCTTAAAGGCACTGTCACTTTTAACTACATTAGATAACTTCTCAGCAGCATCTTTTTCCATTGCTCTAACCAAGGCTTCTTCTTTAAATCTTGAAGTCTCAGGTTGTAATTTACCTTCAGCTACTAATTGATTCACTATATCTTGACCTGTATCACTTTTTAGTAAAGTTTCATATAGATTGTTAAATAGTTTAGGGTTATTTAATGCAATAGCTTTTATAAGGGGATGTGAGAATTCATGAACCATTGTGTTCATAGTAGCTTTACCTTTAACAAAATAAACCTTGTCTCCATAAAAGAAACCTGGTTGATTGTTATAAGGAGTATTGCTATTTTGTAATATCATATTAGCCTCATATTCTGATACCATAACATATGGTATACCAAAGGCTGCCTCATATTTTTGACCTAATGCATTAAATAACTTGTCTGCTCTTTCAGCACTAACTGCTTCTTCATCAATGGCAACAGTTTCATAGAGTGGTCTAGTTTCTCTTGGTAAATATTCTGGTTTTAAATAGTTATTTCCCGGATAGAATTTACCTTTAAAAGCATCTATCTTATGGAACATCATTATGTTTGGTAAAGCTCTTGTACCTCCTTCAAGTTCTGTAAAGAGTCTACCTGGAATATTCATTTCATTATTAGCTTTTTTAGATAAAGCTGCATTAGCCTCTCTAAACTTTACTAATTTACCTTCAGGGATTCTTAAAAATCTATCTAATAAACCATTTGTTTTAAACCAAGCTTTAGTAGATGCCTCAGCTGTTTTAAATTTTTCAGTATCTCTACAATTTTTTGCCATTTTATTTAATTAAAAAGGATATGCACAATTATTTTCTTGATCATCTTCAAAAGGATCAATAAAGTTATCATTAATTTCTGTTTCAGCAGCAGGCGGTGCAGGTAATTTAAACTCAATTTGCCAAGCTTTATCAAGTTTAGGTCTAACCTTTTCATTAAAATAAGATATTGACCAGCCTTCAAGTTGGCTCCAATCAGTTGGTGTTTTACCTGACCCCACTAATTTATGTAGTGGTCTTGTTACTTCTACATCTACAGTACGGCCATCATCAGATTTCCATGTAATAATATCTCCAACTTTGGCTTTTTTCCAGTATTCAATATTATCTGAAGTTTCATATCTTGTAGTAGCTGTTCTTTCACCCGTTAATATGGCATCAAATGTTGTATTAGCTATTACACCAGCTCTTTTATTTTGACCATAAGCATAGGTCATTTGTCCTTCAAACTTTTTAATACCTGGAATTACTGTAGAAACTAATCCTCTTTTACCATTATTATTTTTAGAATCAGCTACTCTAAATGTAAAGTTCATTCTCCAGTTAGATAAATTTAAACCACCATTAAAATATTTATTTACATTAGAGTTAGCAAGATTTATGGTTCCTAAATCTGTCTGACCTGTTACATTAGTTACAGTATGTTGAACAAGTCTAGATTTACCACCAAAACTCATAACATCCCCACTCTTTAAATTAACAACACCATCAGGAATACTATCTGCTGCAGGAGCATAACTTAATTTATCTCTTTTATTGTAAGTAAAATCAGCATCTGCTCCAATAGATACAGATATAATATCTCTATCCATGTTTCTATAATCTTCAGTTATATCTTGATGCCAACCAAGTGTTCTACCTAATGGATATAAGTTAATTAGAACTGTATCATAGTCAGACATATCTTGACCTGTAACTTTTTCTAGTATACTTATAATATTATTTGGTATTGGAGCTATAGTAGTACCATCAAAATTAGTGAGGTAGTAATTATAATTCCATCTTTTTTCTTTACTGTCTCTTCCTCCTAGGTTTTTCTTAATTTGAATGATTCCAGTATTATAATTTCCTGGTCTATCTACACCTTTTCCATTTTTATCAACTACAAATTCAGGACTCCATTCCATTTTACCAGCAGAGGCCATAACATATTGTGCAAAAGGATTATAACCATTCTTTTCTAGAACTGTTTTACCAAATTGAAAGAATTGTTTTTGTTCTTCTTTAGTAAGAACACCTTTTTGTAAGATTAAACCATCTTCAATTTCTTGAGCATTTATTGGTTCAATAGGTTTTCTTTCTCCTGATATTGGTGGATTAGATGGTGGATTTAAATCATTGATATTAAATGTTCCTACAGTATCAAAATCTCCAGAGGCCGGATCATCAAAACTAGTAGGTTTTCCTGCAGCACTTCTATTAGTTGAAATATATACATAGTCAGTAGCTCTTGATACAGCAACATACTTTAATTGTCTTTCAACAGTTTGTGCTTGATCATCGGTAAGTCTTCTTCTATCTTTAATATATCCTACTAATCCTGTTATACTAGGATCATTTATAAATACTTTAGTATAAGTACCACCTTGAGATTTATGAATTGTATGAGCATAACCATAGTCTATTGCTTTTTTAATTTTAGACTTATCAGTTAAACCTTTTACGTCATTCATAAATAATACTTGTTTAGATAAATTAGAAGCTGCTTCAAAATATTTAGCTTTATCTTGTCCATAACCAGCAATCTTACCCATATAGTTTAACTTATGAATAGAATCTGCAAGTTTAGTAGATGCATCATCATTACCTACAATATCTGGTATAAAGACTTCAAATGGTTTTGCTTCTGGATCCAATAGATTTTTAAGAGTTACATTGTATCCAGTAAAATTCAATTCTTCAAAACCGATATTTACAAATTTGTCTCCTTGTTTTTCATAATTAGTTATATAGACTTCTTTATTATCTTTCTTAAGTTGAGTAATCATATAATCTCCAGAGTTATATAATAAAGACTGGCCTGTTTTATAATCTCTACCAAAATTATCATACCCCATAAGAATTTCACCAACTACTAATTGTTCTTGATAGGTTTGAGGATATAATATTTCTCTCGCTACTTTATTTAATCTAGCTACTTCAGGATTTGTTGCAGCTAACATTCTAAAATACAAATAGTTTTCTGAGTCTCTCATTTCATTAAGATTTTCAGCAAGTATTTGATTTTCTCTAGCTGTACTATTTATATATTCAACACCTTTTCCATTAATTTCTGCAGACTGATATGATAAAGAACCTCCAGATCTTAGTGCAGTTGATTCTTTTAGTATAGGATTATCTCCTGTTCTTTCTACTTTAGTTAAAGTAATACTAGATGTGGGATTAGAAAATACTTTTGATGTCAAGCCTCCTTTATTTTGCACAGGACCTAACTGTCCTGGATCACCCATGTATATAACTTTAAGATCATACTTATCTTTTTGCTGACCTAAGAAATCATATAATTCATCAGTAATCATAGAAGATTCATCTACAATAAGTATTTGACCTTTATCAATTTTTCCATTTCTATTATTAGCAAATTGTAAATCTCTTACGTCATAATCCATTCCTTCAAAGTCTACTTCAGGACCAAATCCAAATAAGGAATGGAGAGTTAATACTTTAATTTTAGGATTCTTAAGTTTAGTAACAGCATTTGCTCTATGAGTTGGTGCAGTATATACTATATTAGGTCCAAACCATCCTTTATTCAACCATTTATCAAAGAGAGCCATGATTGAAGTTTTACCAGTTCCTGCATATCCAATCAATGTAATTTCATTATTGAATTTTTTAGGATCATTATAGAATTCTTCAAGTTTTAACAGAGCTGCCTCTTGTTCTTTGTTTAATTTAAAAGGAGTTTCAATCTCATAACCATCAGCAAAAGTAAATGTATTACCTGTTGTTGGATCTGAGTTACCTGTATCATCATTATTTATTTCTTCATCACTTAAAACTATTGGATCAGGTCCAGTACTTTGAGGATCTATATTTGGATTTTGATTAAAGTAAGCTAATAAAATTGCTTTTTTAGCCGGTTTCCCTTTATAGTTTAATACATCTATACCAAGTCCATTCTCTACAACAATATCATACATAGCACCATAGTACTTGTATTTAACTGTTGTACCATCTGATTTTTGTTTAGCCCCAAATGTTTGAGTATATACATCTCTGATGGCTTGTAATGATTTGTCTATTACTTCTTTTGTACTTAGTGTTCTACTTCCTATACCTGCAAAGTTTTTAGTAAGAGTTGGTGTATCAGTTTTTACAAAATTTTTAATTGAATAATCATACTTATACCATCCTTCTTTAGTACCATCAAATACATAAACAGGTTTACCTTCATTAATAGCCATTTGAACAGCATATCCTGTACCACCTTTAACAATAGGGACAGCAGCTATTCTTGTTTCACCAGCTTTATCAGATGCATTTTCACCAGGTTGTTTTATAGTACCTAATGCAAATATGGCATCAGCATTTTTAACTTGTAACCAGTTACGAATAATATAGGCACTTCTTACTGATTTATTTTCAGAATCAGTATACATCATTCTAAAAGCTTTTGTAGCTTTTTGTGCACCTTCATTATAGTCTTTTTGACTAATATGAGTAGGTTCAATACCAGCTGCTTGTAATTTTTTAGAATCTAATGTTTTACTTCCTTTAGCAGCTTCACCTTTTGTATCTACATAATCTAAAGGCTCTCTATAATGTTTATGATTAGTTACCCCAAACTCTCTACCTATTTGATCCCATTCAGTATCAGATAAAGCAGCACCACCCGAATGATTTGTAAAATCTTTAGGATCATTTACAGTTAAAGTAGGAGTTGTTGGTTTAATAGATGGTTGAGCACCTTCAGCTTTAGCCTCAATAACAAATGTATTATTACTTGTTGGCATGCTTGTATAGTTCTTAATTCTTAATTTATCTGCTGTAAGAACATCAACAATATATTCAAGAGTATCTTCATTAAAATAGTATTTAGTGAATAAAGGACTAGCATTATTCATAACACTTAAGTATGAATCTTGAGGTAGTATTTCATTAAAGCCATCAATTGAAGGACCTGAACCATGTTGGTAAGTTGCCATTAATTGAAGCATGTAAAATAATCTACTTATTTTTTCATTATCCTTAGTGTTTGCAATCTTTTGGATTTTTGGATTAGCTAGTTCTCTAATATTCTGAGCATATATATCAGCTTGAGCACCATCAAGTAAACCTTTATCATTTAAAGTTAATACATTAAATTCATTAGAAAAAGCATATAAACTTAATTGGTTTACTACAGGATATTTAGAAAGTTCTGGAAACTGTTGAATAGATTCTAATAACTGATCTGTAAAAGAATATGTACCTCTTCTCAATATTACAGATGGATTATAAGTATTCAATAAAGCAATACTGTTAAGTTCTTCTTTAGTAAATCCTTTATTTTTTAAATACTCTCTTTCTATAACATATCTATAGTAACTTGACTTAGATTCAAATACATCATCACCAACTTGGAATGCTTCAAGGCCTCTTGACTTGTAAGAGTTGTTAGAGCTACTGGTTACTAAGTAGTTTTTATTTTTAAAGTCAGCTTCAATTCTTTTTGGATTAACTCTAATAAGTTTCTTACCATCCTTCTCAGTTACTTCAACATCTGTTTCAAGATTTTCATTAGTAACAACTTCAAAACCTTTGTAAGTATCCGGCACTAAAACAATCTCTCCATTAGAGTTTATATTGTTACTTAAGAAGTTTTGTAGTATAAATGTATTGATGGCATTTTTATACTCTTCAATAAACCTACTAATGTTGTCTGCTCCAAGACCACCATATCTTTCTTTGAGAGCTTCTGTTTTAGTATTGATAGTAGAAACAATCTGATCTAATACTTGCTTGCTATTTCTTAATGAAAACAATGGACTTATTACTTGAGTTATTATATCTTTATCTGCAAGAGCAGCAAGAATGCTGTCATTTCTTAATCTATCAAAAGTAGTTTTATCAACTTTACTGTAATCATTTAAGTATGCAATATTTAGATCTCTTAATAAAACCTCTTGTATAGTTTTAAATGTTTGAGTATCTGGTTTAGATAATCTTTTTACATTACCTAGACCCTTTAAATATTTTTCAATCTCAATAAAATGCAAGAATGCAGCCATTGAAAAATCAGAATATTTATCAGTATCATTTTTAGACTTAACTAATTGTTCAATTTTAGCTTTATCAAAATTACCAAAGCTATCTAAATTATTATCACTTAATTGTACAGCTGAATTGTAAATTTCTTTATTTGAAACTCTTGGTTTACTGTATACTTTATTATTTTGTCTTCTATCTGCTTGCTGATAAAAATTGATTCTCATGACATCATTTGAATCAACATATTGTAAGAAGTCATTAATTTGATCTTTAATCACTTGATCATCAGTTCCTTTGAACTCTTGAGTCATTAATTGTTTTCTACCATTAGGACCTAAACCATAGTAAGCTATTGATGCAGTATCAAAACTATAACCTGAGAATACAGCTTTATCAATAGTTCTTTTCAAGTAAGCATCTATAGCAGGACTTAATACTTCATTAGCTGCATTATATTGAGCAAACTGAGGTTCAGTAGGTGCAATACCCATTAGAGTTGCATATGGACTTTTCAATAGTCTTTGTTTATTTGCATACTCTCTAATAAGAGGAGTAGACACAAACATAACAGCATCTCTCACAGGTACACCAGCTTTTAATAAATACAGTAATACAGGAGATATTTCTAAGTTACCTTGAATATAAAAGATCCACTGATCTTTTTCAACGTCAACCCATCCATTCATACCTTGTGAAAACAAGTCAGCTATTTTATTTACAGCATCAACAGAGTTTACATCTGCTAATGAAATTGTACCATCAGCATTTTTATTATGACGTAATAGTAATCTTGTTCTATAAGTTTCACCATCCTTTATATCTTTATACTTATTGATTTTTGGATCAAATTCACTTTCCTGATAAGTCAATGGCATTTTAGCACCAATAGAATTTAATAAAGGACTAAAAGCATTCTCATTGGCACCAATACCAAGTACTGCTTTACCAATCATGTTACCATTAAACTTATCAATATTATATAAAGGTTCTAATGTAGTAGTAGGACTAATTGCTTTTTTACCTTTTACAATTCTATATTCTTTGAATTTTCTATTTACTGTTTGGAATTTATCATAATCAACTACAACATCAGCTAATTCATCAGCAATATCTTTAAGCATGTAAGTATCATTTGGTCTTACAAGAGTTGCATAATTTTCTGGTAATTCAAGAATAGATCTGATACTAGTGATCAAGTCATTTTCCATTACTTTTTTAGCTTGCTTGATTAAGGCCATTTTATCTTTACTGTCTGCTTCATTAATAGAATCAAGTAAAGCTTTTGCATTTTTATCTGAAGTATAAACATTACCATCTTTATCTATGTTAGGCATGAATGTAGTAAGCTTATCAACGTCATAATCACCCCCTGATTTTGCTACTAGTTCTGTAGGAGGAATAATAATATTACTTGCAGAAGGATCCAAGAACTCCCAAACTTCCATAAACTCCATAGAGTTAAGTCCTTGTACAGGAATCCTAACAGCAGTCATGGTAATAGCTTTACGGTTGTTATCTTTATTTAACCATTCATCTTGTTTGATCAGTTCATTAAGTCTTTCTCTTGTCTTAATTGGTTGACCATCTAAGTCATTTAAGTTTAATAAATTGAAGAAGTCTCCTTGTAAAGCAATAGCAACTTTCATTGCATTTGTTTTACCATCCTCACCAGGATAATAGAAAGGTAGATTATTAGTACCCATATACTTTAATACATCTTCCTTAGATCCTGCTTTAAATTTATTTCCTGCAGTCCATAAACCATTTGTCATGGAACTTGCTACTTGAACTAAAGCTTCTCCTTTTAGTTTTTGTTTAACAAATCTATTTTCAGCAATTGATAATACAGTTCTTTCTATAGTTTGAGCATCAATAAAATTTGATAAGTCATACTTAAGTGAACCATCAGGATTTGTTTTTAATGCATCAAGAAGGTGACTTGGGTAATCTTTTTTAGCTAAATTGTCTTTGATTAATTTTAATAATTTAGCAGGCTTACCAACATATACTCCATTCTCTTTTGTATAACCAATTTCAGTTAATAATTCTTCTTTTAATAATTTAGTATAAGAGTCAACCAATGAAGTGTATCCTTCTACTATATCTTTGTTAGCACCATTTACAAGTTCTCCTTTAATAAATAATCCTTCAAGAATTAATTTTCTTAACTGAGTTGAGAATATAACTTTACCTTTTAATTTACTAGGTACACTGGTTACTTCTTTTAAGTACTCAACATTAATAGTATTTTTAGTAAAGTTTATTTTACTTTTTAATTTTTTATTATCTGAACCGGGCTCATAAATTTTATCTAATTCACCATCAGATGTTACTGCACCTACCTTAGATCCACTACCAAATGTTGCATATTGAATGTTATTCCTTAGCATTTCTTTATGCAATACTTCAAGATCAGAACCCTTTACCCATGATGGAATTAAAGGTACCAAGGCAAACTTATGGAAAGCTGTAACTGGTAAAACTGTACCATTAGCAAAATCTTTTGTTTGTGCTACTAATGGACCAAAGTATTGTAATTTATATGGAGGAAAAAGTTCAATATATTCTGCTGGTGTAATCTCACTTCCTTTAATTACTTTTTGATATAGAACTTCTTGCTGATCTGACCAACGGTTTTGTAATTTTTTTAATGTTCTATATGCATCAACAGTAATATAACCTTGACCATCACCTTCTTTGATTTCATCTGCCGTATATTTAGCAATTTCTTTTGCTACTCTTTCTTCTATAAGTTTTTTAGCTTCTGCTGTTGGAAGTAAAGCATATCTTTTTGCATAATCTTTTTCAAGACCTTTTTTAATTATATCTAAGTATTCACTATCTCTAGTAATATCCTCCATGATGGCGGTATTAAATGTACCATTGTATTCAAAGTTTTGATACTCAGCAGGTAAAGTAGATGCATAAGTACTTTTTGCCCATAAAGCTTTATTATTTATAAATAATTGAGCAGCAGTATCAGTCCTAAATCTTGGACCATTTGAAATCAAACCAGAAGTTCTCTTATGTAATTCTTCTTTAAGATGATTATATTGAGATATGTCACCTAAGAATAATATCTGAGTCTCAACACTATGAATCCAATAATTATACATGAAAGTCTTTGCAAGAACTTTTTCTTTTTCTGACTTAGTCAAATCACCAGGTACTTTATTATATAGTTTAGGATCTACATATTTACCTTCATTTAATCTGTTATAAACATCAGTACTTCTAGTAGTAAAATAACCTTTGATTTGTTTAATCAAACTAGATTTTAAATCAGGATCATTTTTAAGATAGTTTATTAAATCTATACCAGAGTTGTTTATTTTTTCTAATAAGTCTGATTTAGTTTTATCATCAAGTATACCTTCAAATATTGCATACTCTTCTCCAGCTCTCTTACCTGAGTCAGTGACTTTTTGATTATACCCTATATAATTTTTTGCTTTTGGGTTTTCTTTGAATTTATTTATTCTTTCAAGTTCACCTGCAAGATATGGTAGGATAATTCTTTCAATTACTTCAGTCTCTTTATTGTTTGCAGTAAGGAAGTCATCTATATCTGCATATAGATGTTGTTCTTTATTCTTACCCATACCTTTTACATCAATAGGGAAACCTCCACGTAAGATGAATCCAAATGAAGAGGATTTAGAACCTGGTCTTAAAAACTCTAAATAACCTGACTTAAGAAATGTATGAAAATCTTGTAAGAATTTACCCTGGCCATCTAAACTTGTAGTTGATGTTCCTGATAAAAATACATCATTTAATGTAAGCTGTGTACCAGCCACCATAATAATTTCTAAAAATCTGTCAGTTCTTCTTTTATTACTTGGCTCAAATAAAGCTTTCATTATTTGGGACCTGTTAGTAAATGCATTAACTGCAGGGTTAAATGAATTTAATAATCTATACTGTGTTTTTGTCCACATATCAGATTTATTACTTACTTGATTTATTGCATCAGCTATTACTGTTGCTGTGTTATCATCAGTATGTAAATTAACTCTGTTTCTTTCAGGATTTAATACACTAAAATTAGATCCGGTTTTACCGTATTTACTTTGTAATGTAAGCAGTCTATCAACAATAGTCTTTTGTGAAAGCCCATTTTTGTATAAAGAAGAATCTTTCTGACCCAATACATTTTCAGGTATACCACTTCTTAATACCCTCAATGGACTCATTCTAAACTTATTTATTAATTCTCTTCCTTCTTTAGATAAGTTAGGATCTAAACTAGCTTCATGTACTAATTTGATTGTTTCAAATATTCTTGGTATATAATAATACTTTCTATTATTGAAATCTTTTAATTCATCTTTAATAGCAGTAAGATCATCAAAATAGAATCCAATGGATGTAAGAAACTTAAATGCTTTATCTTCATCAAGAATTAAATTTGCACTATTTTTATTTCTAAAATTTTGCAATACAGCATTTAAATTAAGTCTGGATATATTATTATCTTTTTCAATGTATGAATCATTTTTATCTGACCGGAACTTAGCCTCAAATATCTTTAAAGTTTTACTTACATCTATACCAGCATCTGTTACTTCAGTTGAGAATTCTACACCATCATCAAAAGCTAACAATTGAATATATGGTACTTTTGGTCTACTAAAATCAGTAAAGAATGAAGTAGTAATATCAAACTCAGAAGAAGATTGATTTACTTGATTTGGTAAAGGCAACTTATAATCTATTAACTGTTGTAGTTCTGGAGAAAACTTGGCAGCATTTACAAGTGCATCATATATTTTTTGAGGATCTTTTGCACTATTGGTGGCTCTTACAACGGCATTCCATACTGTTCTAAAATCAGCTAATTGTTTATTACCAAATCTATCATATACATTAACATAACCAGTTCCTTTCTTTTCTTTCTTAAAGAGACTTTTTAATATATATACAGTCTCTTTATTAGCCATTTCCTGTAATGTAAACTCTCCAATTTGTTTATCCCCAGTCCTAGTTTCATTAGCTCTTGTAGTATCTAATGATGAGTTTGTACTTGGGTCTTCTTCAAGTAAGATATATTTTTGTTTAATTATATCAAAGGTTGAGTTATTTTCATGATGAGCAATAATAGAATCCCAGTGTTTAAGTGCTGTTTCATAGATTCTAATGTTATCTAATTTAAGTTGTTGCTCTGGAGTAAATAATCTTGCAGCAACTCTATCTTCATTAAATTTAATTGATTGTATTGAAGGTGCCTTTTGTTCGTTAGTAATAGGATCAATTTCAATATAATTTTTAAATTGATCTTCAGCTTCTTGTCTACTATCAACAATTATTATACTTGCTCCTCTTCCTTTTCTATCTTTAATTAAATCATGTTCAAAGTAATCTGCTACAATTTCAATATTGTCTTTGTATAGTTTTCCTTTCTCTCTTTCTCCAAGTTTAGTATCAGCTGTTAGATTTTTAAAACTTTCAACTTGACCTCTTAAGAAAATATATTTATGATCACCTTTTTTACTTCTTATTACAGCAAAGGCATTTGAATCTAATTGATCTAAAGTGGTATAGGTATCAAACTTAGCATCTTTAATAAGAAGTTCTTTTTGCCATTGTTTAATATCTTCTATGAACTTCTTTCTAACCTTATCATAAGCAAGACCTTTATTATAGGAATCAGTTAAGATTTTTACAGTTCCTGATTTTTTATTATAAAATTTAGAACTTTCATCAATGATTTCAGATAGTACAGAATCAATGGTATTTGCAAGAGCTCTACCATCTTGTTCATTCAGTACTTCAACTTTTATATTTTTACCCTTAGAATTCTTTTCTTCTGTTTTTACAACCACTCCTCTATCAAGTTCATCCCATTTTAAATTATCTACGGATGGAGAAAATTTATTTAATACATTATCATTATTGAAATAAAGAGCTTCAAACAATTCATTAACCATTCCTATTTCCATTATATTTGGATCAATGATATCTTTTGGAGATACCTTACCGAATAATTGTTTTAGGAAGTTTAATATTTTTCTAAATAATGTATTTCTAACAGGTTGACTTTTAACAGGTTTAGGATTTCTTGCATACTCTCTAAAGTTTTCTGCTAGTCTTTCTTCTATTTCAAAGAAGGACATATCCTTGTATGCAGGATCTGAATTTCTAAACTCTGTATATAATTTAACTCTTTGTTCATTAGTCATGAATAACTGAGAAAATACGTGCCAAGCTTCATGATAAACATCTACATAGTTCCCACCATTACGGGGATTTAAAGCAATAACTCCAAGTTTACCTGGCTGTAATTTGTAATCAGCATAACCTAAAAGCCATGCTCCTTTAGCAATAAATTTTGCATATACATCAGAGTTAACTAAATCTGCTGCTACACTGAGTTCAATGTATTTATTTAAAAGCTTACCAGAAGATGAATTCTCCCACCAATCTTTTGCATTATTTAATTGCTCTTGAGTAATTCCTGATTGACTCAGCCATGTTTTTCTATCAAGAACAAACCCCGGATCCTCATCAAGTATTCTACCTATACTACCTTTACCAGGTTCAATAGGAGTTATTGGAATATCTTTACTCTCACCTACTTCAGATTGTGTATCTGTTATATCATCAAGTTCTTCTTCTTCTTTAGCTTCCTCTATTGCTTCAGTATTTAATGGTACAGGTTGTCTTGATGGTTCATTATATTCTTTACTACGGAATGAGTCTTGTAAGAATCCAAAGTCATATCTTCTACCTTCAAAATCTCTTACACCTACAATAGTATTAGGATATCCCATACCATCTTGTACTTCAATATCTCTAAGTATTAAACTTATCTCATCTCCAACTTTAGCACTAGTATCTACAACTCTATACAATCTAAAAGTTCCTTCTTGACCTTCAATTGTAATATCAATACTTCTATAATTACCTGTAGGTGTCTGTGTTATCTTTCCTAATTCAGTAACTGTTGCTTTTAAACTTGGATTTTGATCAGGAGAATTTTTTAATATATCTACTAACTCATTATACTTCTTACGTATTTCTGAAGGCTCTCCTTTTATTTCATTCTCATCTTTAATTTGATCAATAGATTCTGAAAATGCATTTGGAATTGCAAAAATCATGTAGCTATTAAACAAAGGAATTGATTTAGATTTTCCTAATACAATTTTAGCATCCATTGTTGGAAGTAATCCTGTTTTATAGGAACCTACACTGAACATATATTCTCCAGGTTTATTTGGATCTTCTATATAATCAAAATAAGTACCGTCTTGCAGTAAACCTTTATCGTATTTAATTTTAGCTGGATAATATCTTCCCACTTCAGGAATACCGTTCTTATCCAATACAATTTTATTATTCTCTTTTTTTAAAGTTCCTTTACCTTTCAAAAGAACTTCAATAATTTTTGCTTCAGCTGCAGGGCCTCCAGTTAAATCAACTTCCAACCATGTATTTGCAGCTTTTGGATTTGTTTTTTTAATTTCTTTAAACTGAGCATTTATATATGTTCTATATAAAAATCTTAATTTTTTTTGGTCAGCATCATACTTTATAAAATGTCTTCTAACATCTTCATCTAATGCGTTATCTAAAAACTGTTGAACAAAGTCCAACTTACTTGTAATACTTAGATCTTTAGAAGTAAGCACCTTAGCTATTTTTGTAGCCAGATCAGTTGATATATCTGGTCTGTCAACTTCAAATACTTCTCCATTAATTTGAACAGCTGATGTATTAGCTTTAAGTGTTCTATCTTCAGTAATATAATCAGTATCTAATAATGTAATTGATTGTAGTATAGCTTCAGCTTGTTCAGGAGTAAAGGATCTTAAGTTATTGATGTTCATAGTTCCTGGTCTAACTCTACCATTTCTAACACCATTACTTACATCAACAAGTGGTAAAAATATTTGTCTATTAGCTGGCATTCCAATTAAGGACTGTCTAAAATCATAATACTCTTTAAACTTTGCTTGTCTTTCTTCTTCAATTTGATTTACAAAATCTGAGAACTTAACACCTTCAGATTTTTCAAACATATCAATGGATTTATAACCCATTTGTTTTACTCTTGCTTGAGCAGTTTGAGCAGAACCAAGGATCATATCCTCTCTACCATATATATCTGTAACTCTATACTCACCACCTTTCTCTAATCTAACATCTCTTAGCATTTGATAAACAGGTTTACCTCCATTTTCTTTAGGAGTAACAACACCTGCTTCATTAAAATAAAGTATCTGACCTTTTTCATTTGTAAGAACAACCATGAATTGTTCAGTAACCGGTTTTACTTCACCTTGATCTTTAGCTTTACCAGATTGAAATGTATTTATTCTTTGTTTAAGATCTTTTGTCTTTTGATATAGTAAGTCTTGAGGAAATGCATTAAGAGACCAAACTCTAAGTTTAACCTTGTTATCATCCATTACTATAGTATCTAAGGCAGTTCCACCAGAAGTTAACTTTCTAAGTCTATCTAGTGTATTATATACAGTAGTTTTAGCAGGATCTACATTCTCTATTGTTTCATCAACTTTTAAATTAGGATCCATTTCTAAAAACTCTTCCCAGGTAGTTGATATAGCATTGTCAACTAAAACTTTTAATCTCTTATCAGTAAATTTTTCTATTGGAGGTTCTTCAGCAATTGGTGGCCCATCATTCTCAACAGGATTATTTAACTCTGCATCTGCAAGTAGTTTTAGAGTAGATGCATCAATTGTCTTACCAAAAAAATTTAATAAAGATTGAACTCCAGAATCTTCATTTCTGAATTCTTTATTTAACTTAAATAGATCATTAATAGCAAAATCTTCAATGAGCTCAGTGCTTTCTTTAAAAGCAATTTGACCAACTAAAAATGGCATCTGTTGCATATAAGATAAGGCAACTTCTTGACCTTGTGCTTTATTTAATTTATCATATAACTGATTCATTAAAACTCTGGCATCATAGGCTTTATTCTCTGCTTGGTATGATTCAATATCTTTATATATAACAGCAGCAAGTTTTAGTAAATGTTCTTTACTAAGAGCACAAGTAATTTTCATTATTCACAAACATTAGTTTCTAATAAATCATTCTCTAAATCATCCATTGATTTATTTTTAATTGAATCTTTAACTGCATCTAAGTCATCTGTAGTAATTGAATTAGCTGCATCTAATGAAGATTTAATTACATTTTTATCTTCTGTAGATAGAACTACTGGTTCTTCTTGTGGGATGTTTGACATGTTATCAAGAGTTGTATTATTAGTTAATTCTTCAAAGGTAAGATTTTCTGTTTCACCTCCCAACACTTTATATACTGTAACTCCATTTTCATTAACAGATTCTATAAAGAGTGAATTTCCTGGTTCTGCAAAAATTTCCTTATTAATAAATATAGCATTTTTTACGATAAATCTATCACCTTTTGAAATATTATTTTCATTATATGTAATAGTTGCTGTATTAGTTTGTAATGCTTCAGTTCTCTGATCAATAAGATCTGATAGTTGATCTAACTCATCTACTGTTAAAGTATAGTCAGTAATTACATCATAGATCTTATTTAATTCAATAAGATCATTAGCAGCTTCTACCATATCTGAAAGAGTTTTAAATCCTTCAGTTTTAACAGCAGGTTGTCCACTAGGGGCTTCTTCTATATCACTAAGACTAAATGATCCTACAGTGTCACCCATATCATCTTTAGCATCTTGGATTTCTTTATTAGTTTCTTCAATTCTAGTTTGAATTCTTTGTTGAGCAGGAGTACCACCTGTTTTTGGTTTAGGTGCATCAGGTGCATTTTTATCAGACAAAGGACTTTCATAAAATGCATCAGCAGCAACTGGTTCTAATAACTCTTGCAAGTATCTTAATTGATCATTATACTTTTTATGGGCAGCAACTAATTCTTCTAATCTATCTCTTTCAACTTGAATGACTTCATCAGTAAACTCAACATCATCCATGGATTTATTAACTTTATCTACAAGAGTGTCAAATTGTTTTTTAAGTTGAGGATATCTATCTAGTGTAGATACATCATTTGGATCTAAAGAATCAATCAATGCTCTAATTTCATCAGCTGATAATTCTTGGAAACCGGTATCTTTTCTGAATCTATCAAGTTTAGTATTATATTTATTAAAGATTTTTAAATACTCTTGAAGATATTCTAATGATTTTCTAATTGCATTTCTTAAGATATTTATTAATTTTTCAATTGTAGATATCTTACGTTTAACCTTAACAATCTTTTGATTAATCTCAGACTTATTAATAAGTCTCATTGATGGATCAGTTTTTAGATTATTGTAATAATTAATCTGATTAGTCAAATCTTTTTTAATCTCTTCAAGTTGTCTTATTTCATCTTGTACTTTTCTAACAGTATTTAAAATAAACTGAGCTTCTTTAAATGTAATTTTACGTGCTTTCTCTTTAGTTTCCTTTTCATACTGACCAGCTCTGGCTTTAATCTTTTCTCCCCTTTTTACTTGTTTAGCAGATTTTAATTTATTAGCTAACTCATACAAACTATTAGCACTATTCATTAATGCTTCAAATTCAAGACCAGCTATTTCAACAGATGAGTCTAACATATTTTGTAAAAAACCAAGAGTATCTTGAAGTTCTCCTAAACTTTTGTCATTTTCAAGAGCTCTACTTTCTAGAATACTTATTCTTCTATTTAATATATCAATGTTTCTTTGTCTGGTTTCTTTTTCAGATTCAGTAAGAGCTTTACTTACTTCATCTAAGACAGCTTTTCCTGTAGCAGATTCAGCATCATCACCCACTTGATTCTCTTGTTCTTGTTGTGCTAATTGAATTAGTTTAAAGTTTATATCAGCTACAAATTCTTGACTGATTGCTAATTCTCTCTCTGTAAGTTCAATACCTCTAGATATTTTATAGGTGATATCATCTAGTCTACTTTGTGATACATTTCTATTATCAACAAAATCTTGAAATTCTTCATCACTTACTTCTTGTAATGGAGTTGTAGCAGGTTCAGCAGGAACAAATTCTTTTCTTGGAATCAATGTATCAACTTTTTCTTGAATTGTTTCATCACCATATGCAGTATTAGGATCTAATACAATTAAATTTTCACCTAACTGTACTGGAGACGTAGCATATTTTGCAGTAAGTATTTTACCTCCAATTGGTAGACCTGTTTTTTCATCTAAGTCAACATTTGGATCTGATTCAATTTCAATAGGTAATAAATAAACTTTTGGCATAATGCCGGTCATGTTATAAAACATGTTTGCATATGCTGTTTGTTGTAATAAATAAGTTTCCTTTTTAGAATAAGGATTAGCGGCATCATGAAAGCCAGACCACTTATCTTTATTACCTGATTTAATATCTACTATAGACACAGCACCTTCTCTATCAACTATTAATAAGTCAATCTCTCCAGCAATTTTAGAATCTTTATCAAATAACTTAATGTTATTAGCATAGATTTTTATTTCACCATTGTCCTGTCTAGTTTTTAATTTAGCAAGTACTGAATTAGGTCCAAAGATTGCATCAAAAGCAGCTTTATCAATCTTAGTTTCATCAAACTGAGCTTCACCTTCATCAAGGAATTTTCTTATTTCAGCATCTAAATAGTTACCTCCTATTCTACTTTCTTCATATGTAAGTTCAGAGATCTGTTCTTTTAAATAATTTTTTAGTTCATCAGCAGATAATTTTTTAGCTTTAGGATCTTCTGGCTCAATAACTTGTTTTAAATTTCTGGCAAGTACTTTATATACATACTTACTCATACCATCTGTACCTATAGGTAATCTTGTTTTAAGAGCTGCTATAAAGTCATCAACTGATTTTCCTTGGCCGATTGTTTTATTGAACTCAGCTAAAACTATATTGATATTCTTATAGTTATATGCATCTTTCTTAAGTGATTCAATAGCAGTGGTAACACGGGTATATAAATCATCATCAATTACATACTTACTATTGTTGCTAGTTTTAGTTATACCATCTTGGAACCTTAAGATCTCTCTATTGATAATATCTTTTACAGTCTCCATTTTTGCGGATCTGTTATTTTTTACTCTGTTAGCTAGATACTTTTCAGCAAGATTTATGTTAAATCTCATCTTTGCTAATCTTTCTATATCAGCTTTATTTCTTTTATCTTCAGGTAAAGCTTCTATATCTTCACTTAACTTGTCAGCTGCTTTAGTCAAAGATCTAATCTTGTTTCTAATTTGAGCATCGGTTAAAGTAGCAAAGTCAATCATTTGACCATTTATCTCAATAACAGGTGCTTCAATCTCACCAGTTGGAGTAGTAGCTTGTTCAGCTAATTTCTTTTTATTGTATCTATCAATTATTTCTTTTGCAATTCTATTTGTTCTAATAAAAGAATCTCTTTCCTCAGCATAAGCATAATCATCTAAATCTACAACTTTCTCCATCAACTCTGGATTATCATCCAGATATTCATTGTAGGCACCAGCTAAAAGTTCTCTTAATTCAACATCCATATCTTCATATGGAGTAGCACTAGTAAAAGGAATAAATCTATTCTGTGCTTCTTCAGCTGCTGTATTAGCAACTTTTTCAGACATCTTATTGATATAATCTATTCTTCTTTGTGCATACCTTTCTTTTATTTCTTTTACAGCCTCTTGATCTTTTGGTTCTAATTTTAATGTATAGATATCTCCATCAAGAAATTGAGCTGTTATAGCATCTAATTCTACCTTGTTACCTTTATCATTATCATAATAAAGTTGATCATCTTTTTTATAAAAGATTTGTTTTTGTTCTTTACCTGCCGCATCTAAATAAGAAACTTCAATGTATTGGTCATTACCTAATTGATCAAATACAGCTTGAATACCAACAAAAGGATCTCCCATTGTATCTAAACTTTTGATTCCTCTTTTTACTTCTATCTGAGGTAATGCATCAATTTCTTTTTGCATTTCTTCATCTAAGAAATCCAAGTTTCTTTCTAAGTCTTCATTTGTAGGATCAGCAACTCCTCTGATTGCAGTAGCAGAGGCTATAACAAATAAAGTTCTAAGTTCTTCATACTCTGGATGACCTTCTCTAATAACTGCTTTTCTAGTATTATCAAAAAATTCTTCAGGGATCATTCTTGGATTTCTCAAGAAATTTATTGCATCTTCCTCAGATATGAATACATTTCTATCAGCTAATGCATTAAGAATAGCATTAAGTTCTATATGAGCAAGTTGTTTATTTACTAGTTTATCATAATGGTCTTGTCTGTTTTCATATAGACGGGACATCCATTCATAATTTCTTTCAACATGTTCAGCAAATTCTTTTGGATTATGGAGTAAGTTTATATAGTCAGCCATAATATTAGACTCTCTTCCAAGTTTATAATGGTCTAATAATAATTCAAATGCTTTATCAGCACCCTCTTCAAAATAAGTACCCTCATTTAAATTAGCTGATGCTCTTAAGAAATTTTTATAAGCAGTTTCTAAATTAGTTTTTGCTTGTAAAGTTGCTTCTTCTGATTTAGGTTCTACTTTTAATTTAGCTAACAAAAATTTCTTAGCCTCTTCTCTAGCATCTTTTTCAGATAAAGCATTACCATCATTATCTTTTATATCTTTTAGTTTTCCTTCAGCTTCAAGATAGTCTAATTGTTCTTCAATATCAAATACTTCATAATTTTGAAAGTAATCATAAGCTTTAATGAACTCATCTAAAGCATCAAGTTTTTTCTGTTTTTTACCTGCCCCTGTTAAATCAAATCTGCTTGCGGTTCCTGAACCTTTTACAGCATCAATTTCAGCCTTTAACATGTCTCTCTCACTTTTCATTTTAGAGACATTAGTAAGCATCTCCATATCCCTTGCAGATAGTGTTTTAGATAAACTTGGATCAGAAGATACAGCATTAACTATGGAAGACATCCTTTCTAAAGAGTCTTTGTATGAACTATTTAAAAAGACTGCATTCCTTTTTGCTAAGTTCCATGCTGAGTTAAATATGGCAGCTCGTTTATATTCATCAGTTCCTTTTTTATAGTCACCTAAATTAATTGGAGATGGATATCTTTTATTGATCTCATTATAAGTTTCTTCAATTTGATTTGCTTTATCTAAAACATTATTAACTCTATCTTTATATTTTTGACCTAAGCCTTTTTCTAACCCAAGATCTTCTTCAATCTCTTCAGCAGTCATATTATTATATTCACCTATGTAGTGCTTAAGCATATCATAGTTACCTGTTTCTAAAAATGCTGTAACAGTATCTACAATAGCTTCATCTGAAGCATCAAGAGCTATTTTTCTTGAACCAAACTTTTTAGCAGAAAAAATTTGATCTTGTGTGGCATAGTTGAAAATTTTTGATTCAAAGAAAGCTTGGGGATCTGAATACATTCTATTCATTGTAGCAGCTACACCTTTAGCATAATTTGATTTAGCTTCAATATATTTATTGTATTCTTCTTTATTAAAGTTTTTATTATATGCTATAGAAGCCCACTCAACAGATTGATTTATTGGAGAAGCAAATAATCCCATTAATGCACCAGAGGCAAATATTTCAAAACCTTCTGATGTAAAAGGATTAAATTTTTTCCATGCTTCAGATATATATTCAGATTTATCCTTAGAGTATTCAGTTGCTGCCCTATTAAATAAATGTGCTCTTAATGCATTTGACTCAAACTTATTTACATAATAATTCTCAAGACCCATTGATAATGTTTCCTGAACATTTTCTTGTAAACCTTCTGCAATGTTTCCTTTAAGATATACTAATGCACCTTTTGCAGATTTTCTAATTGGATCTTTTGCAAAAGATTTTAAAGTTTCTTTAAAACTATATTCAACAAACTCACCTTTGTATTTATTTTTAAGTCCACCTTTTTTTACAACATCTTTATTCTTACGAATAACCATCTTACCAACCTTAGAATCTAAGTTCAATATATCATCAGTCTTGCTTCTTAAGAAGTTTTTAATTCCTCCTTTTGGTCCCATTATATTAGGGAATGTAATTTTATTTGTTCCATATACAAGAGCAACATTCCAAAGTAATGTTTCTTGTCCAGCATCAATTGCTTGTTGTAACATAGCTCTTTGCATCTCATCATCTGGAGTTTCTCCATTCTTCATATAATAATCATTATATAATTTTTCATATGTAGAATTTTGAACTAAACCACCTTCAAGTCTAGCTTCAGATAAAGCCATATTTAGAGCTCTCATGTCTCTATATAAACCACCTGCCGTTTTATTTACAACTTGATAACTTTTAGCTAGTCCTGTAAGGTTATCTAAATTTTTACCAACACCAGCTATAGCATCAATTGTATTGTCTAAAGGGTTAAGAAATTTTACTATGTTATTTGTTCTTACAGCATTCCAAAAACCTCTAGATCCATTAATAGTTCCACCAATTCCTTTAATACTATTATTTAAAACTTTACCATAAGCAGCAGATGATCTAGCTACTGCTTGAGCTCTACTAGCTCTATTAAGATTCATTCCTTTTGAAGCAAAATTTGGTAACTTTCTAGACATAGATATTGTTTTTCCTACAGTACCTAGTTTTCTCATATTATTTGCTGTAGCAGCTACAACACTTGCACCACCAGTTTCAGGAGCTAATAATAGAGCAATACCTTCTTCTGCAATTGCTTCAGTAATTATACCTGCAGTATAACCAAAGTTCATTGCTGTATTATTAAAGAAAGAACCAAAACCACCTGTACTATCTTGACCAATTGCAGCAGCTCTTTCATAAAAGTCTGCCTCTTCAGGATCAGCACTAAAATCACCTGTCATAGCTTTAGCTAAACTTTTTGGTCCTGAAACAAATCCTCTAAAAAACAATGGCCAAAAAGAATTAGTCATCATTCTACTATGTCTCTGCCACCAAGTAGTATTGTCATTATATAATGCTTCATTATTTCTAATTGGAGAGAACCCTAACTCATCAAATTTTTCTTGACCAAAAGCTTGGTATCTTTCCATAAAAGCATCTCCATTAGGAGCATCTTTGTAAGAATAAATTCTACCAAAACTATCTTTTGGCTGTGCATTCCTAGTAGCATTCTGACCTTTCCATTTAGCCATCCATGCCATTGCTCTATCAGAAGCTGATGATTTAACAGGAGATGGTGTCTTACCAGGAACTGTTCCAGTTGCAAGTTGTCTTACATTAGGAGCTTGGTTAACTAATCTGGATTGAGGAGGTAATATATTAACAGCTGGTATATCATACACATTTTTATAATTCTCTAATGTAGGCACATTAATATTATCACCTTCAAAAGGACTTAATCCAATTGGGTCAATAGTAGGTAAATCAACCTTTCCAACATCAGGTCCTAATGGATCTAATGGGTTAAATGGTATTCCAGTATCCTCTGCCATAATTTATTATTCTAATCCGTATTTAATATTTTGATTTTGCAGGTTGATTTGAGCTGACATATCTTCCCAATCTTTTATAATGCCGTCTATATCCTGACCATTTGTAAATGTAGGTTCCCATCCGGAATATTCTTCTAACTTACCTGTTTCTGGATTATACACATTTATTTTAGATTGATATTGATACTGATTACTACCTGAACTTAAGACAGGTGGAACTGTAAAATTAAGCTCATGACCACCTAAAGGATCTACAAAATTTAATTCTTTATTATATTTTAATACAGCTTCTAGAGGTGATGTAAAAGTACCTTCAATAAGAGAGTTCATAATCTTATCACTATCGGCCATAATTGATAATCCATTTTGCAATAATCCATCATACTCATCTTTTGATAAGAATCCTTTTTTTGGATCTGCCTGATTATAATATCCATCTAAGAATTCTTTTGGTAGTCTAATAAAATTACCTGCTCTATTTTTTTCACCTGCTGCAAATAATACACCTCCAATTTCTATTGCTGGTTGAGGTTTTGTAAAGTCATTAAATCTAGTATTGAAATCATTTAATATAGTATATAGCTTTTGCTGTGTTTCTGCCTCTTTAGCATCTTTAATAGCAGATTGTTTAAAACCACCATATGTTAGTATACCATCTTTACCATCAAATGCAATCCCACTATTTAAAATAGTAGACATCATTTCATTATAGTATCTTCTACCATCCCCACCTTTTTGATTAGCTACAACACTATTAGCGGCATTTTGAAATACATTGTTTACTAAACCATTAATAGAAGCAGCAGCAGGACCTGCAGGTATTCCTCCTTTTTGTTGTATTTTATTTACTTGTTGTAAATACTTATTCCATGCTTGATTAGTTGCTTCATCAAAAGTACTTTGTCTACCACCTGTACCAGTAATACCTAATCCAGGTGAGTTTATTGAACTACCATAACTTTGTCCAGTAAATGTTTCTTGAGCTAATTTTGTATATGTTGGATTAGCATCAAGAAATTCTTTTTTAGTTTGAAATATTGATCCTCTTGAATCTGTCATTTTTAAACTATATTCTTTAGCAGCTATCATTTCTTTTTGAGCAGTCATTTGTTGAGCTACTGCTTTATCTGCTTTATCTTTCCATTGAAAATAAACTTTTTCATATTTACCATAATCTTTCAATGGTTTAACATAACCCTGCATTGCTTGTCTTTCCATTTCAAACTCTGGAGAGTATGGGGCATTGGCCGCTAGATAACTATCAACTCTTTCAACTAAACCTGATATATAGGTATCACCATACTTTTTAGATAATGACATTAAATAATCAGCACCTTTTTCTTGAAAACCTTTTTGAATATCCTCAACTTTCATTAAGTCTTTTGTACCTTTACTAACCAGCATTAGATCTTTCATATACTGATTTGCTCCAGCCAAAATACCTCCTTTATTATCCATATAAGCTGACAGACCGCTCATCATTGGATCTTTATCTTTAGCAAGAGCATAATCAGGATTAATAAGTTTAGCTAAATCTCCAGGACCAATTTTATTTTGTAATTTATTTAATGTATTAAAAACAGTATTTAATGCTTGATCTGTTTGAGCCTTTTTTTGAGCATTAGCTAAATTCTGTTTTTCTACATCATATACATTTGCTTTTTTATTATCTGGTATTGGAGTTAAGTTATCATTAGGTATTGTTTTTGTAGTAACCTTTTGATTTGGATTACCAACTACCCTAAAATCTTTTAATGGTTGATTTGTATTAGGGTCAATTATTTTATTACCTTGAGCATCTGTAACTTCATATTCTTCATATACACCATTACCTGTTTCAACTCTCCATTTATCATAGTCAGCTTTTCTTTCTTTTTCAGCTTTGATAGCATCAGCTTGAATTTTAGCAGCAGCTACTTTTTCTCTTGACTGATTAGCCATTTGCTGTGCTTGAATTTTATAAGCACCTGAAGTATGAATCTGTTGCATTTCTTGAGAATGTTTGATCTCAAGAACTTTATATGGATTTTCTTTAATACTTGTTTTAGCATCTCTATAAGCATATATCTGAGCTGCTTCTCCAAAATCTTTCTCCATTAAAGTACTTGCCATACCGGCATCTACTTTATATCTTAAAGTAGCAACATCACTATAAGGGTTAGTCCAACCAGATGATGTAGTTGATGTTGAATTAGAATTGCTAAACATCTCAGATTCCTTTTGTATTCTAGCTAAGACATCATCATTTATCTTTTTGTTATCTTTTAAGTCTTGTAATTTATCTTCAGATCCAACAGGTGCCTTTTTATCATCAATTAATTTTTGTAAATCATTGATTCTTTTATCATAAACATCACTGTTCTTTTGAATACTTTTATATTGAAGGTCTCTTTGTTTCTTAAGTATATTAAAACTATTCTCAAGATACTTCATCTCTGCAGCATTCTTATCTCCATTGAACTCTCCAGCATTACTGAATGCATAATCTTTTCTATTAACATATGCTTGAGTTTTATAAACAGATTGTATACCAGGATCTGATCCCAAGCTTGATTCAAATAATTTTTCTAAAGGTTCAATAAGTTGTTGACCATTCTTCTGGGTAATAATCCATCTTTGATCATCAGTAAACTTTACACTCTCTACAGAAAGACCAGCATCTTTAGCTAACTTAAGAGCTTTCTCCATTGTATTTACATAAGGAGTATAAGAGACTCCGGCCATTCCCATAGCTTCTTCATCTGTAGCTTCTTTAAATTCATCTTTTCTATAGTTTAATTCCTTAAGGCCTGTATCCCAATATTGTTTTCTATCTTCTTCTTTTGCAGAACCTTTTAATGCATTTGCTCTTCCTGTTTCTCTATTGTATGTTTTAGTCCAAGCCATGTCTTTCATCAAATTTTTATCCTCATAAAAAGGTTTAAAAACTTGAGTAGCTTGATTTACATTTTGCTCTAATGAAAGATCAAGTCCAGAAACTCTTTTAAGATTAAATTCAATTTGTTTTAAAAGATCTTCTTTCTTTTTTACATTGTTATCTCTTGTAAGATCAGCATAAAAATATTGACCATAAACTTTATTTAAAGCCTTCCAATTTGAATCATACTGAGACTGCTTAGTTTGCATTAAACTAGCATAGAAATTCAGGTCCGGTTGAAATGGTTGGAACTGAGGAATATAGTCTGTGACACCTTGTAAATACGTTGCCATTTTATTTTTTTATCTTTTGTAAAACTATTAAAATTTTTAAAGTTTAATAAACTTATTATGTTTACATAAACTCTGGCCAAGCCATGTATATGAATCCACCATCTCTAAACATAACCCCACCTTTCTGACCATACATAGCTGCAACAATGTTTGGATCAGGAGCAACTGAATTATCAGATCCTCTTGATTTATACCAATTAGCCATCATTACTCTTTGTACATCAGCATCTAATCCAGAACCTTTAAGTTGTTGTGCATATGCAATTTCATCTTCAGGTTTAATTGGATTAGGATCTTTTTGAGTTGGATTATAATACATTTGACCACCAACAGATGGATCAACTTGATAGTTAGGATACATTTGATTTAATGCATCTGTCTTATATTTATTTGTATCAGCTGTATTTGCAGCTAATGTTTGATTATCTGCCAACTGATTTAATGCATTATCATATTGTTGATTAGCAATTGTAGTACCCATAAAGTCTTTAGTCTCAGCTTCACCTCTTAAAAGATTCTCCTGATTTCTAATACCTGTTTTAGTTTGATCCCACTGATTGGCTATATTAACATTTTGATTATTTATATTAGAACCAATATCTGCAATACCTTGTAAAGTTCCAGCTTGAGAAGCAGCATTTCTGGCAGCAAGTTGTTGAGGTCCTGCAAAAGCTGCATTACCTTCTACTTCTGTAGCAGCTCTTTCACCAAGTGCAGCATACTGTCTAGTAGGATCTAACCAGTAAGGTCTACCTTCTTCAAGATCAACTCTTGCAGACCATGGAAGATATTTCTTTAATCTCATTCTATCCATGAATGCATTCACTGAATTTCTAGTATCTTGAATCCAGTATTTTGCTGGTGGTCTACCTTGAGCCATACCTTTCATTCCTCCAGGACAATCTGGTTCAGTACCATTAGGTCCACAAGGAACTTCTATTTTTTGACCATTCTCATCAAGACAGTAACATTTTTTTACTTCTTCTTCACAAGGACATTTACCATCTTTATCAAGTGGAGTAACTACATCATTACCATCTTTATCTTTACATACACATTCTTTACCCGGACCTTCTTCTTTGTAGAATTCCATTTCTTCATCAACAACCTCACAACCTTTTAAGTAACCAAGAAGACTTTTGTGAGCAATACCTGCAGCAATCATTTGTTCTGCTGTAGCTCCATAATATGAACCACCCTCTGTTTTCATCCAAGCACAAACATCCTCTTGATTATAACCTGCACCACCTCTTACAACAGGACCTCTTTCTGCAAGTGTTTTAACATCAATACCTCCTCTAGAACCTCTACCCCATTCACCACCTCCTAAATCAATCCATCCTGTACCTTCTTTTGATTTGTTATAGGTTCTATTTTTATTTTGAGAAAGACGGTTTTTGTCAAGAGCTGTTCTATTTGGTAAAGGATTACCTTTTTTAGCTTGTGGTAATTGTTTTATTCTTACTGCATGTTTTTGTGCTCCACCAAAGGCATACTCAGGATAAAATCCTCCCATTGACATACCATATTGTGCCATAGGTGCTTGACCCATATCTTCTGGAGTCATTTGGGCTGACATCATCATTTCTCTAGGATCCATTTGTGGTTGACCTTCCATAGGTTGAGGCATAGCTATAGGAGCTCCATTTGGCATTTGAGTTGGCATACCTTCTCCACCTGGCATTGGAGCATCTTGTTGCATTGGTCCTTGTGCCATTTCAGCTTGAGCAGCTTCCTCTTCTTGTGGTATAAAGTCTTCTTCAGAAAGACCATTAGCCTCCATAAATGGTTTAGCTATCATTGGTATACCTTGAGGAAAACCTTTTTTTGCTTCTTGGGCAAGAGCTAATGCACCAAGTTTCATGTTATAATTACGGATCATTAATTCAGCAGTTTTTCTATCTAGATAGTCTGAATCTGGATCTTGTAATATTGATCTATAATGATTTATGTCATACTGTTTAGCTAGCTGTGCAGGAGTATAAGATTTTTGTTTTTGAGCTTTCTTAACTACTTTACCAAACTTTTCAAGTAAGTCAGGATCATTTATTTTCATTTCTCTAAAGTCTGAGAAAATAAATGTATCCTCTGGAAGTTTTAATGGTACACCACCTTGAGCATGTCTTGGTCCTTTAATAGTATAGTGCTCAGGAAAACCATCAAAGTTGATATCTCCTAATACAGTCTCTCCACCTTCAGCTTCTAAGTTAGCTTCTTCTCTAGGTACTTTACCAATAGACTTTTGAGGCTTCATAGATTTATTGCTCATCATAGAGTTAAAATCAGCTCCACCTAAACCGACTATATCATTTTTTAAAGAACCATCAACTTGATAACCCATACGGGCTTCTGGTAATTTTTTAATTTTTACTTTATACTTCATGTTGGTATAATTAAATAAATTCTATTTGACCACCTTGTTCCATAAATCTTTTTACTTCATCAGCAGTCATATATGCTGTACCTCCTACTTGAAGAGCTCCTCCACTTTGAGTTTGACCATACTGTAATTGACCTTGATCTCTTGCAAAGTCTAAACCTGTACTTGATCCTGTAAGTGATGTTTGACCAGTTTTCTTAAATGGATCTCCAGCTACATTACTTGCATAAAGATTGTCAGAAGTTTTATTAGCTAGTTTTTGATTCTTAAGTTTACCAATTTCAAATTGATTTGCTAACCAAGGAACAGTACTACCTAGTTTATTTCCAAAAGCCATCCAAGCTTCTGTATCATATTGTTTAACATCTTTATTTTTGAATTTCATTTTTACATCTTGCTTATCCATCATTTCTTTTTTCAAATCTGCTGGATTCATAGACATAGGATCTTTTTCATTCAATTTTATTCCCTCATAACATTTACTTGTAGGATCTTGCTTATCAGCATCTGTACAATCTTTCAAATACTCATTTTTAAGTTGTTCACCTTGTGGTGCAAATCCAAATGAATTCATATCACTCCACATACTTGATGGTTTTAATCCTGTATCAGGACCCATGTTGTCATATGTACTAATTAAATCTAAATTAGATTTACCTACAAATGCTGGATTCATAGTATAGTCTACAGGATTATTACCGCCTTCTGCAGTTGGTAGATAACCTCCATAAGCCATGTAATCTGGCATATAACCACCATAAGCAAAGCCAGGAAAATTACCTCCAGGAAACTGATTCATAACACCTTGCATTTTTTGTGCATCCTGAAGTCTTTGAATTTCATTCATGAAATTTCTTTCAGCATTTGCTCCTGGACTATTTGAAATATAATTACTAGCAGGCATTTGATTTTTAGCCTCTAATGGAGATGTTCCTACAGTACTTCTAGAAGTATTATAATCTAAATTATTCCCAGATGCAGTACCTTGTATAACATTGGCTCCTTGTTGAGGACTTCCTGGATCTCTAGTATCTCTGGGTTTTGCTTGCAAAGGACTTGAACCTATCATGTTTCTAGTATCTTGATAGTTTAAATTATTACCTGATGCAATATTTTGAATTACATTTGCTCCTTGACTTGGGCTACCAGCATTTACATTTGGTTGTATTGAAGATGTTTGAGATTTATCTTCTATAGTTTCAGTTGATTGATTCAGTTCAGTCTTTGGCATATTCGACCATTTCTGATCTTCCCTCATATATCTTTTTTCTCTTCTTTTATCTCTGTTAGACATGTTGTTCCACTCTTCATCAGTATATTTAAAATAGTCTTGTACAGGATTCTTTTTTGGAGTTTGATTATTAGTTGCACTATCACTTTTATTATCACTTGTATTATTAGCTTGATTATTATTTTGAATTTGAGCATTCTTGTTTGGATCTAGAGTAATATTATTTGCAGTTCTAGGATCAATATATTTACTAAAACTCATTTCATATTCTTTAGGTCTTCCAGATAACCAACCTGACTTAGTAACTTTAAGATTTGTAAGATGTGTTTTATCATCAAAACCAGTAAAAGGCATACCGTTACTAGTTTCCATTCCTTTAAGTTTACTCCAAGTTCCTAAATAGTTAGGTGCCAGATTAGCTGAAAACATTTGATCTAAGAAACCATTAGATCTATAACCTGGGTTATAGTTATAACCAGGATTATATCGTTGACCATAATTATTGTAATAACTACCTTGTTGTTGTTGCATGTTATTACCAAATTGCTTAGTGTACTGAGCCATTCTTTGGTTTACAGCATCATCAATTAATTTTTGTTGTTCTGATTGATTTGTGAATTTATCTTTATTTTGATTATAGTATTCTTGATTTCTTTTTAATACATTTTCATCATAAGCTTTTTTCTCATCATCAGACATTGCTGTCTTTGTTTTATCAATAGTACCATCATCTTTTAAGAATATAGTAGTACCATCTGGCTTAGTTACCCATTGACCACCACCTTCAAATGTTGGCATACCACCATTTCTATACATTCTTCCAAAGTATGGATCAGCTGTATTAATAGTATTTCTATCATCATCAAAAATGTTTTCATCACCACCATATACAAATCTAGTTAAGCCTGATTCTGGATCAGCAAAACCTCCCATTTGATTTAGTGGAGCCTGAATATAATCAGGTACACCGTTATTATCTTTATCTACCACCTTTGTATTATCTACTTTAGGTTGTACTGTACTATCTGGTTGACCCGGATATAGAATTTGATCTATCTCAGTTACATCTGCAACTTTGTTATTATCTTGATCCCATGATGGAGGATTAGGTTCTGCATTTTCATCTGGTCTTTGAACTAAATCCGGAATATTATTATTGTCTTTATCATATGTTTGAGGATCAGCTTTTTTATTAATCTCTCGGATAATCCCCTCTCTTTTTACTTTGGTAGTTTCTACCATACCTTTAACAGTATTCCAATTAGAACCCCAAGAAGTATTCCAACTACCACCACCTACTCCCATATTAGCTCCACCTGGAAGCCCTAGTAGAAGAGTACCATGTCCCCATCCTGGCATAATGCCTTGATTTCCTTGGAATTTAATGTCATATTCTTTAGGTCTTCCTAACCAATTAGTTTTATGTACATTGAGTTCAGAACCTTTAATAGCAGGATCCATATAAATGTTAGGCAGCATTCTAGAAACTTGTCTATGCATTTTTCTATACTCTCTTGGAGAAGGCATTGTCATTCCTTTTTGAGCACTAAACATGGCATTCATAGGATTATCAGTCATATAGTTATTAGCATCTTGCATCATAGCTAAATGATGATAAGGATGTTCAGTATCTGTTAAAGGTTGCTGACCACCATCTTGACCCATTGGCATTTGCATTGGTGCTCCTGCTTGTTGCATAGGTGGACCTTGTTGCATCATTTGTTGTTGCTGTTGCCATGCTTGTTCTGCTTTCTCTTTATCTTTAGCAGTTTGAGTAACTCTAGCAAGACCCTCTACAAATTTAGATTTTTTCTTACCTCTATCTAAAGTTAATGTATCTGTCATATCAAATTGCTCAGAAGGATCTTCTTGTTGCATTCCTTCTCTAGCTTTTTTAAGTTCTGACATTACATTTTTAATGAAGCTTCTTTTATTTGTAGCTCCACCATTTGCATAATTAAATGCATTTAAGTCATCTCCTTCAAAGCC